CTCAATAGCAGCATAGCCCGTAGCTCTACTGTTAATCCAAAGATTACGACCGCCGATAACTAGATCCCCATTTAAGGATACCCATTTGTATCGGCTAGGATCGCTACTGTCACCTACTTCAAAGTCTGTATAAGTACCGATGTACTTCTTACCGCTGGAGTTGGCTAAGCTGAAGTCAGATCGACCATCTGAGCTATTAGCATAAGCGAAGTGAACATATGGAGTACGACCATCAGCACCAGGCTTACCAGGAAGTCCTTGCTCACCGTCCTGACCTTTCCAGCGAGTCCATCTGTACTTGCTTGGTTCAGGACTATCCTCTCTGATAAAGTCTTGATAGAGACCAATAAACGGTTTGTTGGAATCAGTCTGACTGAAACCAATACGACCGTCATCAGCATCAGAATATGCGATGTGTGTGTATTGTGTTAGTCCGTCTACCCCTCTAGGGCCAGGAATACCTTGATCCCCTTTAGGACCTTGTAGACCTTGAATACCTTGTGGACCGGCGGGACCAGCAGGGCCTTGTAGACCACGATCACCTTGTTCACCTTTGTCCCCTTTAGCACCGTCAGCACCCTTAATCTTAGTCCATTTGTAAAGATTAGGGTTAGTACTGTCAGCTTCTGTAAAGTCGGTGTAGGTACCAATATACTCTTTATTAGCCGAATCGCTAACGCTAAAGCCACTAGTTCCATTTGCAGAGTTAGCATAGGCAAAGTGAATGTACGGTGTCTTACCATCAGTACCTTTAGGTCCTGGAATACCGTTAGCCCCATCATCACCCTTCCACTTCGTCCATCGATAAGCAGACGGAGTAGTACTGTCTGTAGGGTTAAAGTCTTGGTAGATACCAATGTAGGCTTTGCCTGTTGCAGTCTGACTGAACCCATTACCGTATGCATTATCTGCATAAGCGATGTGGGTGTACTGAGTTCTACCGTCTGCACCTCTTTGTCCAGGAATACCCTGATCACCTTTAGGACCTTGTAGACCTTGAACCCCTTGAGGACCTGGAGCGCCGTTAGCACCATCTGCACCTTTTATAAGGGACCATTTGTACTTGGTAGGGTCAGTACTATCAGCTTGAGTAAAGTCAGTATACGTACCCATATATTTCTTATTAGGATCACCATATACAGTAAATCCTGTTCTACCATCAGCAGAGTCAGCATAAGCGAAGTGAACATATGGAGTACGACCATCAGCACCAGGCTTACCAGGTGTACCGTTAGCACCATCAGCACCACGTACTTTCTGCCAGTGATATCTCGCAGGGTCAGTTGAATCTTCTTCGGTATAATCGGTGTAAGTACCCATGTATAGTTTCTTAGATACGTCGACTTTAACCTTAGTTGGTTCTGAGTCAATATCCTGAGCTGGCGTATATACTTCGGCCGTAGTAAATCCAGTATATCCATCTACGCTATCAGCATAAGCAAAGTGAACATACGGAGTTCTACCGTCAGCTCCTGGTTTACCTGGAATACCATCGGCACCATCTTGACCTAGCCATCTAGACCAATGATAATCTTCAGGACGGTCGCTACCTGCGAAGTTGAAATCTTGGTATATACCTATATGAGTTAATACACGCCCTTCTTCCGGATCTTTGGTAAAGGCGTTATAAGCGTTAGACCCATCGTAATTAACTTTAAAGCCAAAGTTACACCAAGCAAGGTGAGTATACTGGGTTCTGCCATCATCTAAATCGACAATAGTAATCTGACTAGTTGAAATTAAACTCATTATACCACCTCCTTACTTAGTTACAACGGCAACTGAAAATGTTGCTTTATCTTCTACGTCAATACGAGTAACACTGACCTGTTTCTTTTTAGACTCAGGACGCTGACCCCATGGTTCGTCAACTTCACCGTTAGCATTAGTCTTTGTCCAAATATAGTTAAAGGCTTCACCCCTTGTATCAATCTCGACATCGTCCCTGAACAGCTTAGCTGTCAGCACAGTATTGATAATACCGTTCTTAAACACATCACCGTTACTCGACTCGATCACTGTAAGTACAGGGGATACCCCGTCATTTACAGTAGCGATTGTCACATCTTGGAACTCGACCATCTGACCTTGGACCCAAGCTTGAATTGTGATGAGCGCATTACCGCTAGTACCTATATTAGACCTCGAAGCCCTGAACCTAGTCCCACTACCAGCAAGGTTGTTATCAATGAAGTAACTGAAATCGACATCTGTAACTTCAGTTTTACCCTTGTATAAAGTAGGAATAAGTTCACAACTATCTGTCAGCTCACGGAACATCGTAGGGCCTGTAGTTTTTACAGTCATTTTGAAAGGTTGAGCATCATTGATCATCCGTGACATTGTATTCATCAATGTTGAGTTGTTAGTTGGTCGAATAGCAACGACATTAGACAATGTAAGCTTAGTCTTACTATGATCTGTAGAACAGCGCACCATCTCAACAACACGAGCTCTGATAAGTAATCCACCAACGAAGTTCTCATCGGTCATGAAGATTACATCACCGATCTTGATATCATAACGTTGAAGAACCATCGCAGAGTTAAGACTGATTTCCCATGTTGTAATAGGATACATGTAGTTACGGAGCATCTTAACCCCGTAAGCCCATGCTTCGTCTGCGTTAGTAAACTCAGTTTTCACATCACGCACAATCCATGGGTCACAGTTATCACGTTTGTTTACAGACGGATATAGCTTAGCTGAGATAGGAGCATAGATTGTATGAGATCCCCGGTTACAGTACATCTCAACGTGTGTACCGTCTGCCGCTTTGATCTCACGAGAGTTAGGGAAGGTGATATAAGCACCGTCTTTGTTCCGCATCCGGATAGCAGAAAAGAGATTAGTCTTATCTTCTTTCTTAATAACAGAAGCGACATCTCGACCCATCTGTAACCGAATATCAGTACGAACTCGTCCTAAACCAGGTTCGTTATCTTTTGCGACATTGCGAGATTTATAAACATTAAGAATATACTTATCAATCTGGCCACCATCGGTAAGTTTGGTTATAATCTCCATCTCACCATCAAACGCTTCAACAAGTTTAAGGATCCGAGCCAGACATGTATCATCATCAGATTCGAACTTGAGTGTTTGTTTGGTATTACGAATTTCGCAAATACCCAATTCAATACGAGTAAATTTAAAGAGTTGCATAGCTTCGATATAGTCTAAGAATGACTTAGCATCCTTGCTCTCATAAGCAACAACCTTCTCATTAAGTAACTCTAAGTTAGTTGTAACGCATTCCAAAGTGATAGTATAGTCTGTTTCTCTACGAGTCATTACGTTGAATACATAATCAATATCATCTTCATGGAAAGAGATATAAGACTCTGTAGTGAGGTTGGCTATACGTTCGTTTAGAACGCCATTTGAATATTTATCGACAGTAAAAGTAAAGGTAGCCGAACCCTTACCGCAGTATTGATGGAACTCTTCATCGTAATATTTCAGAGAACCCGGAACATCGTTGTTAATATGATCAACAATATTCATTGCGTTATCATGAACTGCTAACTGCCATGCAGGTTTTACATTCATTTTGAAGTTTCGGCCTCCTTTCTTATAGCCATGCTTCTTCCCACTCTACAATAACCTCAGGGGCTGTTGTAACGAATCCAGAAGAATGAATTTCAAGTTGCGATTCCCCAGGAGGGATTGCAAAGTAGCGAGATCCGTTAGCTAAGTCGCTTTCAGCGCCTACCCCTTGAGAAGAGGCTTCAGGGTCAGCTATATATGAGATCTTACCTTCATACATATCAACCACAAGTTCACTACCAGCGTTATACTTGTTAGGAACAAGGTCGTAACGTTGGACGTTAGTCTTTTGGAATTTAAGTGATTGTACACATAAGGTATCCAAATGCCCAGTACCAGGTCTCTCGCTCCGTGCTCTACCATAAAGAACCCAGATCTTAGTACATTCTAAGTTCTCTTTGGTGGCATCAACGATAGTCTTAGGAATACCGTTATATCCATATGTGAACTTTGGACCATCCTTAATAACATAGGCATTACCTGTTCTGCTGTTAAAGGCAGGGTTAGGTCGTTGTTGACCTGGCTCATTGTTATTAGATCCGAATTCATTCTCTTCACGAGGTAATTTATGAATATCAGTTGTAGTGAAGACTTGTACAACCTTATCACTATCAGTAGTATATTTATCCAAGCTGTAAGCACAAATAAGTCGGTCATTATCGTCCATGAACATAATTGCTAATAGACCAGTTTGACCAATCTTAGATGCCCATAATTTCAAGTTGAAGTCACAACGGAAGTTCTTAGCACCTTTAACATTGTTCTTATCAGCAGGTAATGTGTATTCATATACAGCACATCCCCAGTCTTGACCAATACCTTTAGACCCAGAACGAGTCCAGTGCAAACCAGGACAAGGATAGCCGACACTACCTCCATCTTGTGGCGCCCAGTCAAGTGTTAGGTCACTGATCTCAGCATGACTAGCTACAGTTAAAGGAGATTGTGAGCTAAGTTTCCCGCCAATATTTACGCCTTTACGCCATCCAGCAGAGTCATTTGGTGTTAAGTTAAGAAGTAGTTGCGATTGGTCATAGGATCCGGAAGCTGTTACAGCACCGTCACGACCTGACGAACTTGTACCAATTTCCATCACACCGTTTTTATTAACAATACCAATCCAACCGTTAGTTCCAGCGTTCTTAATTCTAATGCGAGGATATGCGGGTGCACTTCCTGCATTATTTAAAGTCATTTTGACAATATTCCCCTCTTTAGTAAGAGAACCAATGTCTGGAGAGTTGGTCTTCGATGTCAATACCTTTGTGAGCTCGGAATGCAATAAACCATCCGGAACTTCAAATGAAATAGACACCGTAGCCTGACTCTTTTGTAAATCCTCAGTGAACTTAGGTTGACCTGATGTCACAGCAAGGTAATACTTACCGTCTTGATCATCAAACTGTAATTTCTTTGGCCCATCAGGACAATCAAGAGCCCTAGCCAGTTTCGTACGAAGCGATAATAGCTCAGCAGGGCTCCCTGTCTTTTGTCCTTCAATGGTAATATCATAAGAGCTTCTTCTACCAGAAACCCATGTCTTACCAAAACGGCCAGTGCCGGCGGAATATGTATGTTCCTGACCAGCACCAGCATTACGTTCAACTTTAGTTACAGCATCGAGGAGTTTACCGATATCAACAGCATCAGTTCCTTCACCAAAGATTATAGAGAAGTATGATTCATCTCTCATAATCGTGGTAACACTCCATCTAACATATTTAATCGATCACTGTAAGTCCGTTGCGCATCTGCCATACCTGGCGCCAATGCACGGTTTACAAGATCTTTATCCAAGTAAATTGGGTTGACTTGTCCTTGAGCAAGGAGGTCATTCCCAATAGCAGAGTTCTCAGTAAGCGTCGCCAATTTTTGGTCTACATTATTTAGTCCCCGTACCACTTCGTCAATAGAATAACGATTAGAAGCAATACTACGGCTTGTAGGATTAAGCGACGAATAATTAATATTTGAACCAGTGAGTCCAAGATAACCAGATCCATTCCATGTATAGCCATCAACATTAGACATATCCAAGACAGGGGTGATTACAGGAGAAAGCTCCATGTTATCATCAAGGTATTCTGATGTTTCACCAAGAGCGTCTTTGATTGACTGTTGCATAGTAGTCATACTTTCAGAAACAGCATTCATTGAAGCAGTTGAACCAAGCCCTGACGCGAACTCTTTTGCAATAGCAATACCTGAGGTCTTAACCTTACGCCAACCTTCTCCTGAGAAAGGACCCTTCTTCGCTGGAGAGTGTGGTAAGTGAGCCTTAGCCAGTCCAACAAGTTGAGCCGCCGCACCAAGAACTGCGGTAGTAGCTCTAGCGCCCGCGAGACCTGCGGCAAAGGATTCCGCAATAGCCGCCCCTGAACCAGATGCATCTACGTTCATGCCACCTACAGCCGCTTGAGCAACTTGTTGACCTGCGCCGCTTGCTTTATTCTTATTACCTTGTGATTCAGTAGATTCAGCAAATGTGCTACCCAATTTAACCCCAGCAGGTCCGCCATCAACATCATCAAGACCTTTATTCGCAGCCTTTGCTACACCCGAAGCCGCTAACAATAGAGGTGTTCTATGTATATCGACATTTTTAATAAGTTCCTGCATTTCTTCCTTAGCGTGTTCTTTACCCGCTCTATAGTCCGAGATAAGTTGGTTCACCTCGTCTTGGTTAGGCTTCACTTTAGATTTGGTTGCAACATACATCTCATCTATTGATTGTAACGCAGAATCTTTAACCTTACCGATAGTTGCCGCTGTCTTAGGTGGTTCTGCTTCAATAGGCGCACGGAATTGATCCATATATTGTTGGGAGATGCCTGTGAAATCTCCTTTAGCCATAGCGGCGATCATTGCAGGCGGAATATTACCTGCTTTAAGCTCAGCCATAGCTTTTGTAACATCAAGGTTATTACCAAGCTGGTTATTTAAATTAACAAACGCAAGACCGACTACTTGTGGGTCCCAACCTTGACCATTGTTAGTTAATCCACTAAGAACAGCTTGCTCGATTTGCTTAGCTTTATCACCAGCAGGTTGAGCCGCAGCGTCAATATTAGAAAGGTACTGTTGCATTTGCTCTTGTGAGATATTTGAGAAGTCGCCAGTAGCCATAGCATCAATCATCTCTTTAGGGATTTGCCCTGCTTTAAGACCCGCCAAAGCTTTCGACATATCAAGCTTACCACCGAGTTGGTTATTTAAGTTACCAAAGGCTTTTTCTAGTAGACCTAGATCCCAATTACCACCCCCGGTCAATCCGCTAATAAGTGTATTCTTAATATCCTCAGAGTTGGTCTTAACGTCAGGTTTAGCTGTAAGGATACCATTAGCATAGTCATACCCTGCCTTTTCGGCAATCTGTTTAACCTGCGCTTCAGACATACCCATTTCAACCATTTTGGAGAATAACTTACCAGCTTCGTTAGCGTCAATGGTTTTGTTCTTAAGACCTTGGATAAATTCATTAGCACCTTGAATACCTAATTGCGAACAGAACGTCTTAAAGTATTCAAGTCCATCTTTTGACTTAGCCGCAATATTCATAGCCCCTTGGACTTCAGCGGTACCTAGTCTATCCAACTGTTTAATTGCAGCATCAACGCCACCTTTAGCGGCGAGTTCCGCATAGGTTTTAATACCGTCAACACGTTCATGCAACCATTTTTCAAATCCTTGAGCACCGCTTTGTAGAGTTTCTTTAGCCTTTTCAAAGTATTTCCCAATACCAGGTATTTGCCCGAAGGCATCTAGAATAAAGGACAACATCGAGGTTACAATCTCTATAAGTAGTGAGAATATAGAGGCAAGTACATCTGTCACAGAAACCGCAATAAGATTACCGTTATTACGTATCCATTGCGCGATCTGTTGAAAACCTAATAGCACAGAGTCAAGAATTCTAGTAATAAATCTAGGAATTGCTCCAATAACCATATCAACAGCAGCAGAAAGCATATCAAGAAGGGCGCCAGCTATATCAACAGCGGCATTACCAATACCGATAATAATACCTTTTACAAGTTCAACACCGATTTCAATAAACTTACCAATATTACCGCTAACACCACGAACCAGACCAACAACTATACCTTCTGCCATACCAGCGACAACTTCAGCGATATCACCAGATGACTTAGATGCCTCAGCAAAGAACTTACGGAAGTTTTCACCACCCTCTTTACCAAGTCTTGATACGGTATCAATAAGTCTAGTAATAGAGTCGATGATAGACGAGATACCTTGTAAGAAGTATCCGATACCGGCTGAGGCAATACCTATAGCGCCACCAATCATAAGGAGAGTAGTACCAAGCGTTGCCAATCCGGCGATAGCTTCCCATCCTCCAAACTTACCAAGTAAACCTCCAATAGTAGCGATTGCGGCAACGACACCTACAAGCATACCTGCTTGCAATAAGATATGATCCACAGGTATAGTAGTCAACTCTTTTAGCGCATATACTGAAGCCATCAATGCTCCGACAGTTGCGGCAAGACCAATAATACCTTCTCTCTTGATGTTCTGAGCGGCTTGTCCGATTTTAACAAACAAGTAAACTACAGCGACTAGAGCGGTACAGGCAACTACTACTTTACCGAAGTTACCTTCCATCTTACTTAGAAGAAGAAGACCAGCAGAAGCAACAAGGACGGAACCTGAAAGTACAGCTAAGTTCTTGATACCTTCGTTTATTCCTTTATCTGCAATGTTGTTCTTTTGAAGGACCATAGCTAGAGCGCCAAAGGCTGCTGTAACCACCGCCATAGCGCCAAGAGCTTGTACAATAGCATCTGGATTCTTCATCGAGCCAATATTCTGCGCTAAGCTACGCATCATATACAGCATTCCGGCAATACCACCGAACATAACAAGCGCATTCTTAGTAAAGGATTGTTTAGTATTATCTAGTTTACTAAATGCTAATGCAATACCGCCAATAACAGCAAGCATGATAACGACCGCAGCGCCACCTTTCTTAAGAACCTCAGTATCAAGAGATCCGAGTTCGCTTACCGCTTTGGAGATTCCAGCAACGGCTTTAGCCATGGTAATGAATGTAAGAACGGATGAGGTCTTAACATCCTTAAGGTTCTTAGTCATATAAAGAACCCCCATTATACCAAGCATAATGACGCCTATAGAAGCAAGACCTTTCTTAAGAGAATCTGCATCTAAGGTACCGATATCTTTAACTACTTTAGCGACTTTCCTAATTGAATAAGCTAGACCAATAAAGGTTAGAATACCAATAGAGATTTTAGCAGAACCGCCATCGAATCCTTTAGCATTTCGTTGCATATGGGCCATTATAGCCATCAAGCCACCCATTGCCACGAGGATAACCCCGGCAGAAAAAAGACCTTTCTTAAGAGACTCCCCGTCCAAGCGACCTAGCAACATAACAGAGCCTGAGATCATAAGAATAGAGCCTGCCACACCAAGCATACCAAGCATCATATCTTTTGCACTTTGCACCTTGCTTGGATCGAATTTCTTAGTTGTCATGGAAAGCGACAAGTAGAATACCTCAAATGCACCAAGAACTGCTACCAGTCCAAGGACACCCCGTTGAAATTTATCCGCAGGGATCATTGACAATACCAGCAATGAACCTGTCAAAGCAGCAATAGCCAGGGCAAAGGATTTAATATTTTGGAATTTAGCCTTAGCTTTAAAGCTTCCGGTAATAGCTTTGAACATATTCGTAAGAGATCCAGTTACAGAGTTAGCCCCTTCGAACAGACCTTTACCGAATTCACGGAACATGTCTTTAATACCAAGCACCTTCTTACGAGTATTCCAAAGCACAATAATCGCCGCGGCTAAAGTAAGGATCTTACCTACTGCCGCAGAGTCTGCTTTGTTGAAAGGAGCCAATACAGCACTAAATGTCTCTCCAAGAAGTTTGGCCATATCGCCGATACTTGCAAAGACACCTTTACTCTTTTCATGGACACGGTCTACACTATCGCCCAAACGGTTCATTCCGGCTTCGGCTTCTTTCATCTTACGATCTCCGAAGTCAGCCTCTGTGAGTTCATCAGCAGATACACCGGTAACCTTGAATAGGTCTTTAAATCCGTCCCAGATCTTCTTAAGGACTTTCCCAATCTCTTCAAGGGCTTTCTTCACACCCTTACTTACAGACTCGACAACCTCTCCGAAGCTCTTAAATGAGAAGTTTGTATCTTTAAAGCTTGATCCAATTGATGAAGCGAATTGTTTAATTAGACCCCATAGTCCAGTTAAGGTATATTGTACACTAGACGGTAGGCTAGAGAAGAATCCTTTAAACCATGGACCAAATGTACTAGAGATCCAGCTCATAGCCGTGCTAAATCCGTTCTTGATACCTGCTCCAATTTTAGAGAAAGTATCACCTGATACGACATTAGCTAAGCCATGCCAGAAACCATGGAACCAGCCCTTAAATGTTTCTAAGGTTGTCTTAAAGTTACTGAAGTCAATCTTAGATTTACCCATTTCTTTACGAATGGTATTGAAAACTTCACCGATAACTCCTGCGCCTAACCCTAGTCCGCCAAAGATAGATTTAACAGCGCCTAGCTCGCCAACCCACTTACGGAAACCGTCAATGGATTTAACAATACCAGGAACAATACCTTCGGAGAAGTTAGCAGTAAGCGCCTTACCGGCATCGCTAAAGACTTTGCCAGCACCACCGAAATTAATCTTACCAAAGCTAATCTTCGAGATCTTAGAATTAAACCATTCAAATGCCTTACCAACACTATCTACAACTGGTTTAAGGAAAGACAATGAGAATTTTACTTTGTCTAATTTATCAGCATACTCTCCAAGAGTAGGCCAGTGCTTACGAACAACATCACCAAAGACTTTAAATGAGAATGTAGAATTTTCTAACCATTTTGAAAGTCCTTGGGTACCGTTCTTGATTGCGCCAAAAGGATTAGATGCAAAGGCCGCGAAACCTTTCTTAAGTCCTGACATATCAGGCATAGAGAACTTAAAGTTCTTAAACATGTCGCGAATGCCAGGCGGAATCAAGTATTCCCATTTAACAGCTTCACGGAACTGTTTCCAGGTTGTAATCTGGCGATTAAGAACTTGGTCCATAGCCCCATTAAGGCTATTCCAGAATGTTCTATGACTTGTGATAGTCCGTCTATAGTTGTTACGTAGACTGTTGTAGAAACCTGAAAGATGCGTTCTTAGTTTATGACCAAACTGACCAGCCCAAGAATCCATACGTCCCGTAGCATCATTGAAATGCGAGAATCCGACAATGAATTTACCTAGAGCTTTACCGAAGATAGGGAATCGCTGTACAGCATTACCTACCCAGAATGACCACTCATTGAATTTCTTACCGTTATCACCAAGTGCATGACCCAAAGTCTTAAACGGATTAGCAATCTTAGAGAAGAATCCGTGTAATTCTTGCTTAAGGTGTCCAATAGCCGGGGTTAGTAATTTAATTACTTCCCATAGCTTCTTGAACCAGTCCATAACTTTCCCGACAATACCCGGAAGCTTATCAAATGCGGCAGACCACTTCTCAGAGAAGTTGGCTAAGCCGTTATGTACTGCATCCCAGAACTTATTAATAGCATTTCCTACGAAATTAAATACTTTACCGATCTTGCTGAAGTTTATTAGTTTACTAATAAATACTTCAAACGCACGGATAGTCGTCCATAGGGCTTTTGCTATCATACCAACGATCAGAATAAAGTCCTTAATCATATGGTTTGGAATAAGCGTCGCGATGAGTTTCATCTTAGCGCCTACTTCAGTACCGATCCATTTAAGACCTTGGAAGACAGCAATAAAGATGTGTTGGAACGCATGAAGTTCAGCGCTTCCTAGTTTCAATTTTTCAGAAAGTTTTCCGATAATATCAACTAATTTTTGTCCAACTACAGTACTTACGTTTCCGCCAAACACATGAGTGAAAGCACCACCGATAGATTTAAATACGCCACCGATAGATCCGAATACCGAATCCATAAGGCCCATTATTTTGTCTCGTCCGCCTAAAGATACAAATGCTTTCGCAAACTCATTAGCCTTTTCAGAAGTCGCGCTCAAAGCATTAGCCGCCGCATTACCCCATTTAGTCCAGAACGCAGTAAGCTCATCACTACCTGCTTGACCAAATAAGGTTTCCCATACACGAGCCCATCCAGATGTTACTTGGTCTGCAACCGCCTCTGCCGCTTCACCAAAGGTGTGGAAGTCAGAAGCCATCTTCTTCAAAGTTTCATCATTAGCAAGCTGTTCAAGGGATTTAATTAAGACTTCGTTAGTTAACCAGCCATCTTTAAGAGACCCCCGGAATCCTTCAGACAAGTCAACGTTTTGTCCTAAAGCCTTAGCGGTTTCAACCAAGATATCTTTAAACCGTTTAGTTGCCATGCCCGCATTTTCAACAGACATCCAGTTCTGAGTATTCATCATACCCATTTGCAATGCTTGTTGCACCCCGAATTGGAGCGAGCGGTTAAATCCATCTGTACTTGCACCAGCAGAAGCGGCTAGGTTACCCCAACCTTTCAATGCGGTAGTGGCATCATCAAGACCTACCCCGGCATTTACGAACTGAGCAAGTGAGTTATGCATTTGCTTAACTGAGTATTTAGTTGTTTCGGCATACTTTTGCAACTCATCAAGGGATCCAGTAATGTGACCCATTTCAGATTTACCCAATGCTGCAACCAACATGTTTACTGAGTTAACCTTGTCCTCAAACTGACCAAACCCTGCTTTAAGCGGAGCGATTGTATGAAGTATCTTACCTGCAAAGTTCTTTGCCATAGACAAGCCGGCCATTGTAACATTAGCAGCAATATTACCCAAGGCAATAGATGCTATTGATTGTAGCATGCTAAATTTACCGCTGGTCTGTTGTACAGAGGTATCAATGGATTGAATAGCCTCAGACGCTTGCTTACCACCTAATGTTATAGGAGAAACAAAGTTTAGGACACCAGATGCAAATTTACTAAAGGTTCCTGTCGCACTACCAACAGCAGATCCGATTTTATTAAAGGCGCCCATATACATATCCCCTAGTTTAGGGGCAGAGCCCATTAATTCGGTAAGGGAGCGACCTAGAGATTTAGTGGCTTTCTCGGTATTTGCAAAGCTAGATTTACCATCAACTTTTGCAAGGGATTTATCTAAGTCTTCAAGAGACGATAAGGACTCTTTAAGACCTGTCTTGAACTGTTCATTATCAATACCGAGCTTAATAAGACGTTCTTCAATTATTTGTCTACTCAATTACTTTTTCCACCTCCCTCAATATCTCATCTGCAATAGAATCTACAATAGGAGTAACAAAGTTATTAGCAGGAACATATCCACCAGTACCAGTACCGTGGCCATTAACAATAAGCACAACAAGAGGGGTACCATCTTTGATCTTCTTAGAGTTGGAATAGTATAAACTTAAACCATTTTGAGATTTTTCAACCTCCATGCCCCAAGAAGAAGCTGTTGACCCTGATCGTTTAGGAGTAGCAGAAATCAGCCGGCTCAATCCACTCCGTCCACGAGATTGTAAAGCATGTCGAACTGAATCCATGTTTTCGGCCTTCTTAGCCATTGTAGACAATCCGGTTTTCTTCTTAATTGTCTGCACCTTTATTCGCATTTCGTTCACGCTCCTCTCGCATCTTACGAATTTTCTCTTGCCGTTCATTGTTAATACGATCATAGTCATCCAATATTTGACTCGTAGACTTCTTCTTCTTAGGTGCATTGAATTCACCGATAACACCTAAAAGGGTTAAGAGTCTATGAATATTCCAAGTATCGCATTCGAATGGAACTCTCGCATTAGCCATATACGCATATATAACCTCTGACGTCATAACCATTCCGTTATTACTTGGTTTCTCCACTGGATTGATAACTGTAGCTGTTGGTTTATCCTCCAGATATAACGAAATCTGTTCGATTACATCTGGTGTTAAATCCGAGTAGCTTATATCCTCTTGACACATTATTAAGAAATAGTCAAAGAGCTCAGCAGTGGTCTTTTCCTCTCGAGTTAAAAAAGGCTTGCGATATAATGTCTCCCACTCCGCAACAGTTTTTAAACTATGCTCGAAATGTAAACGGCGACCTGGTATAGTTATGAATTGATACGTGTCCTCATTATAATATTCCCGATCGGGTGTATCAATAACTAACATATATACCTCGCTATCAAATAAAAATAAAAGAGGGGTGTAAATTTACCCCTCAATTATCTTATTTCTTGAGTTTAGAAACTGATTCCGGAACAGTTCCTTTGTTTGGATCACCTACAAGGGCACTAAAGAACTTAGAAGTTTCTTTGCCGTCTGCAGATACTGCGTCTGTAATCATATCAATGAATAATTCAGAGTATGCTTCAGAGTTAGCAAAGTCTTCTTGAAGTTTCTTGTCTTTACGGAAAGTACGGCCATCTTCAGAACGTTCACCGTAAGCCATCTTAAGAATAGATTCAACAAAGTCGAAGATCTCATCGACGTCTTCACGGCTCATCATTTCTTTGATATAGTCGTCCCAATCCTTTTTAGCACGACCCATGATACGAATAATTTCGTCTTTACGTAAGTGGAACCAAAGTTCCTCTGTTACTGGTTCTCCAGTGATTAAGTTGTTATAAGTTACTGTTTTAGAAATCATCTCTATACTCCTTTAATGTAGATTTATATTTCATTTTGAATTTTTGACGCCAACACGAACCTTAGCTGTCCAACCCCTATCCCACGTCATTAAATTCTAATTACCCAGCGACAAGACCGAGAGTGGTGAACACTTCTTCTGGTGTTGGAAGAGTTGGTTCAGAATCAGCAGAACCGTAAATTTTCTTCTCAAGATCAGCAAGTTTGTCTTTGTCAACCAAAGTGCTGTTGATTTCAACGTGCGCAGTTGGTTTCATGCCTGGTACTGGTGTTGGTACTGTATCGAAGTCCCAAGAGAACTCAAGAGCATCTGGGCTTTCATTTACAGTTTGGTATTCTTTACTTGATACACCAGCAGATGCTGAGTAAACAAGGTGAAGAATGTAACCATGGTCCAAACCTTCAGTATCATTACCGATACCAGTACGATATGAAAGACCGAAGTCAGAACGAGCTTGACCAGAAACAGTCACACCAGCAAGTTCTTTCTTACCGCCAGCTCCGTTAGTAATAGGGCTACGTTTACCTTGACATTTATTCCATTCTTGTGGATAAGTGTAGGCTGAGATTTGACCTTTGAAGCGTTCGTCTGAGCGCAAGTTAAGGTATTTCTTGTTGTTAGCGTATTTAGCAGTAGATTCTGCACCTTCTGGTGATTCTGAGACTTTAGTCAAACCGTCCCAAGCAACACCTTTTTCGTAGCTACCATCACTTTTCTTAAGGAAAAGAACACCGTTGTCAACACCGTATTCGTATAAACGTTTAGTATCCTGATCCCAAACCAATTTTGTCATTTAAAATTTCCTCCAAATATTAAGCTTCTGAGAATTCACCAAATGCATTAATGCGTTCGCCGTTCTCAACATTACCACAAGCAACATAACGTCGCTTACCACTAGTTGCACCGATGTAAGACAACCAACGATATCCATCAGCATCCATCCACTGATCGTAAATGAATGTTTGTCCAGGTGTGTAAACTTCTACGATCTCAGCAGTAACATGTGGCTCAGTACGGACATTAAGCCCAGCTACCATTACTGTAAATTTCGCAGTTTCTTCGTTTACAACAACCTCGTCTGCAGGAGTCTCTGGTTGAGGTGCGATGACAGGGTCACCTTGAGGAAGACCAGTATATGGAGGATAGAACCATCCAACAATACCGTCAAAGTTACGTTCATTGTATCGTGCAGGACCACCAACGTATAATGAATCAGCATTACCATCAATGTTTTGCTCGATAGTCTTGATTGTGTAACCATCTGAGTCCTCAATAACAATACCTGTGTGACCATAAGGGTGACCATACAGATAAGTGGTATCCATAACAAAGATCGCACCCGCTCTAGGATTTACTCCCACAGCATCGTATACAACTTCATACCCCAAACTTGCAGCGGAATCCAATAGATCAATAGCATTACCCCATAGAATTTTACCAAAGTAAATTTGAGAAATGCTATTTGGTAAGTCTACGCATTGAGTTCCATAAGAACCGTCAGCATCGGTACCTACCCCCTGATCCGCTAAAGAACGGGCATAATTAACAACCTCTTCTACTGTAGCCAAATCGACATTCCTTTCTAAACATAAATCACAAAGACCTTGTGATATAATCCGTTAACCTTATACTCAGATCTAAAAGCAGAATACATAAACGTATTCGAGATCTTCATAAATATTTCATCCGACTCGTTCTTAGACATATAAACGACCTTATACCCCATGTTAGACATATAAGGTTTGTTATTTGCCTTACGAACATCAAAGTCTTCCCTAGTAACAACACAAGCTGGAAACTTAAGCGTAACATCATCAGGAGGAGTGAAATAAATATTCGGACAGATCTCTTGTTTTAGAACTTCGAGAAATTCCTTTCTTGTCTTAAACCCCATAGTTCGTTACCTCACATTTGAATTATACAATTATAATTAGTAATAGTAGATTAGTAGTATAAATTATTATAACTGCTCTTCCGTATGTTCGGCAACTTCAGTTGATAGAGTTTTAACAAGATCGATATACTTCATTCCATCCCAGACCTGAATAATCCCATCTTTCAGAACCAATGAGTTCTTTTGAAGCTCACTAGTTTCTTCTGGCGGGGTCATCAACACACCTAAATGATCAAATGCGTCAATTTTTAATTCATTTTGAGATTTTCGAGAAGTTTCATTCACCCGCTGTTCTAACTCTGACTTAAGCTCTGATAATTCGAGATCTTCTACTGTTAACGCAACTCGAGGAGGGTAAGGTCTAATCGTCCCTACTTTATAGAACGAGCCCATATAAAGAATGTGGCTAATTCTATTCACTCGGTCAGAGGCATCATTAGGCAAAAGAACATCAAACTTAAGTTTCGACTTAGTATTCTGGTTAACTGAGTCACTATCCTCAATCATAAATGATTTAGTAGATATTCTAGCAATTAACAAAGGGGATACCGTATAGGTATAACGATGATCCCCAATTTCAACTTCTTCTGTCTCTTTGGAACGGAAGATAAGTCTAATTCCAGCTTTTGTCATTTCGTTACCTTCCTAACTTTCAAAGACTATTCAGCTTTTTTAGGTTTCTTTTGCTTTGGAGCTGTCTCAACATCACCGAGTTTCTTTTCGTCCTCAGTCATAACAACTCCGTTAACTGCAGCGTCATAATCTACAGCCTTAGCACCTACACCTTTGAATTCAGTTGGGTCTGTTTGAACAGTCCAAGTTGGTTTAGTCTTAAGACCAGTAGAATCGAAGTTAGCAACAGCTTCGTCAGCAGCAGCTTTATTTGTTACAGTAACGACGATGAATGATTTAGGTGTACGGATAGCACCAGACATACGAGCATGCATCAAGTATTTATGTTGCATGAAGTCAATATCGAAGCTATCGAATGTAGCGATTTCACCGTTCTTAGACATACCGAATTGATAGTCTACAAGGTTACCAATGATGAATGTTCCTTGAGGAAGGGCACGGTATTCAACAACTTCATCACACATGAAGTATGCGGCAATGTTTGCGTTACCAGGTACTTGGTTGTTGTCCATAGATGGAGCATACAAGTAACGACCGTTCTTGTCTTTAAGAGTCTTCAATTTAGCCAAGTCAAATGGGTTGATGTAAAGACATGGTTTACCAGAACCTTGGTATGCAGGGAATGCTTTACCGATCACTTCGTCAACTGCAGTTTCAAATGTAGCCGCAGTTACTTTGATCACGAACAATGGATCATCTTTGATGATAGGGCGAATGTGTTTTTCGCTGATCTTTTCAGGGTTACGTTTACCGTCAGAAAGTGTCAAAGGACGTCCGTCAGACAAGAAAGCCGCTTTAACGATTTCTTCTTTGAACTTAGCCATTTGAACTTGTTGGATAAAGTTAACTGCAGCGAATCCACCATCTTGCAAGTCGATCAAGTCATCATGATCGATTGTTTCACGACGGTGAACAGATCCTGGAGTAGTTTCACGGAAGTATACTTCTTCGATAGAGTCAAGAGTTTGGTTACCTTTGATGTATCCACGAGCGCGAGCTTCGTCTTCTGTAAGGTTAGCAAACATATTCTTAACGCGAGGAAGTGGAGACTTGCCGAATTGTCCCATGATCTTGTCGATGTTAAGTGAGCCTGGGTTGTAGACATTGATACCACCGTTAGTAGCAGGTTGTGGGAACAATGTTTCCATACCTACCAAACCGTGTTGAAGTGAGTCTTCACCTAGAACGTCGTTAGCACGAAGTACGCCTGCGAATGAAGTTGCGTTTCCTTGAATCGCGCTTTGTAGTAAAGTATCCAATTCTGCTTCAGATACAGCAGCATTAGTAGTCCCTTGGAATTGATTGTGTTTCAAAACTTCTTCTCCTTCGAAAATAGAATGTGATACTGTATCACCAGCATCGGCACTAGATTCTACAGCGACTTCATTGTCTTCTGTAGCTCCGTCAACAGTTTCGGTTGCGACTTCTTCGTCCAAACCGTTAACTTCTAACTCATTTTGAGTTTTTTCAGTTTCTTCTGCTTCTTCAGCTTCTTCAGCTTGTAAAGCGGCATCAACGTCAGCTAGAACGCCACCGAGGAGAGTTTCAACCTCTTCATCAGTTAGACCTTCTAACAGTTCCTCATATGTACGAGACATGTGTCCCTCCTTTTTATCTTCTAACTCATCTTCAGTATCTGAATGAATGAGTTCCTGCGTGATACCAGTGTGAATGGTAGCACGGTCGCTTTCGTACTCTTCAGTCCCGTATGCGCTATGGAGCATAACATGTTCGATCAGCGCACCAGGATTGGCACCTTTAAGAACTAGACTTACTTCATAGATTTCACCATGAATTACGTCGTTACCGTTCTTTCGGATACCACGAGCCCCAATAGACATAGCGTTCAAATCACCATGTTGTAGTAGGACTCTAGTGTCTTGAGCATGTTCTGTATCATTTAGATACCCATACCCATAGACACCCTGGTCACGATGCTGAAGTTTCATGTACCCCAACACGTTTGAGGGACTGGAGTAATCATGTTGCCAAACGATAGGAACTTGAGCGCCATCACTTTGTACGAAAGCATCATGACGAATCGTGACACCATCACTACAGCGAATGTCGTTCTTAGTTACCCATCCAGCAAAATCAGCCTTCTTTTGCAACTAGAAAACCTCCATAAAAATTTTATACATCCAAGAGACGTCCATACTCATCTACCGGATTTCCGTCCGCATCGACATACCCACCTTGGCCATCGTTGTAGATTTCAGGATACCCCTGGGTTGTACCATTAGGATCACCAATACCCATTAGGTCCATACCAGTAGAGATGTTCTTATTAAAGAGCATATCTGCGATACGGCTTGGGTGAGGTGCTCGACCTAGCATTGCACGGATTTCATTCGAAGTAAATATTGCATTCCGAGCAAAGAGATCTGCCGCAGTACCTAGTTGTTCAACTGGCAACATACGGAATGGGTCACGATAATACTGGATTACCTGACCTTGCGTTCTAGCAGTCTTGGTTAAGAACGTTCTGTTAAGACCATCGACAATAGTCTGTAAAACAGGGTCTACTGCTCGATGGTAATAAAGATTAAGCTCAGCTTGCCCTGCAGTACCATCAAGAATCTTAGAGGAGATACCAACTTGGTTATAGTAGTCTTGTTGTAACTTACGTAAGTCGTCAACAAGGTTGTTCATGATATTACCACCGGTGTGAATGAACTTTTCATTTGCATCCAAGGTAGCGATACCGAACTGACTATTAGCTAGCTCTTCTTCGAGTTTCTTTTTACGGTCTTGCGCTAAAGCCTGCCTATGTTCACTCTTAGTAGCGTATGGTACTTGAATGAAACCATTCAAACGACCTGCCACAATCGCCTTGTCTTGAGAGTACATAAGATCCATCTTCTGCTCTATCAATCGTAGAGTAGCGTTCTGGTCTTTAAGTAGCCCAATCAAAGGAGATTCTAAGATAACCACAGATTGCTTAGATAAAGTTAGGTCTTGTTCTAAACCATTTTGATCATTATAGACCCTAACCCGAACAGCTCGAGGATACCATTGCATAATCTTACCTACTCGCATAGATAGGACATCATAAGATCCTTCATCATTCGGTTTTGTAGTCGTATCAACGGGGACAATCGCTACAGTACCCTCTTCCAATAGTGACCAGGCCAAATCGTAAATAAATGCACGACCAGTTTGGTCAATATTAGCAGACAGCGTTAAGCAATCGATCAAACCTGACTCTACAGGGGTTTGATTACCGTCTTCTTCGTTGATCTTTAAATGTTTAAAGTCGACCATTGCGACGTCAAGAGCGATCATAGAGATAATGCTATTCACCAAATCTTGACGTTTGAAATTGTAACCACGAAGCGCACTTGTCGATCGTCCCCAACCAGAGCCGGAAACTAATGACTCATCATAGTCGAGCCCGTTGCGGGTTGACATGAATGCGTTCCATGATCCTAAGGGGTTATTTACCATCCTACAAGAATGCCTCCTTATTACGTTTATAGGCAACCCAAGCATCCATCAAAGCGGCAACGTTATCGATCTTTTCATTGCTTCGCATTTTGGAAAGTTTGTAGTTACCGTTATTGTCTTGAATTACAACAGCATTACCCATTGCGTATTTCATAAGTTCCTCGAAGAAAATAAGATCGCGAGATGTCGCCATGTTCTTAATTTCACCTAGAGGAACGGACTCGGTTCTAACACCTTGTCGTACGACTTCGACACCAACGTCTCCATTCTCCATAGTCCAACGATCAACAAACTCGGCAGCATTATAAGGGTCGTATCCGAATGAGATAACACTCCATTCCATCTCGTCGATGTATCGCTCAACATCATCATATACTTGTTCCCAGTCAAGATAGTTACCGGGTAGTATAATCAATGTTCCTTCAGCTTGAAGCTGATCGTATTTTTGTTGTGCCGCAGAGTTAAGACGTAAGTATTTAACTTCCGAAACGTATGACCTTGTTTGTACACCGTATCTACCTCTACCGAGAGGTACGATCCAAGTGAACGCCCAGAAGTCATCACCTTGAGAAGCGTCCATACCCATTGAAACTTCCATACGCCTGAAGTTCTGTCTTCGATGAAGTTCAGTTTCTTCGAAAGTGAAGAAGTAGGTCGTACCTTCTACAGGTATCCCAAACCGCTTAGCCAGGATATCATTCCTGTTTGCAGGAGAGTGTTCCGCCCGTCTAACGTCACGTTGATAAGCTTCATAAGAAACTGTAATACCGATGTTAGGGCAAGCCTTCATCCACATATCAGGATTCGCTACCTCTGCAAGATCGTCTAAGCGATAATACCAGATAGAAGTATGTGGGTCATAGTACTGACCACGAAGGATATCAAGAAGCTCTTTCTTAATAGCATCCCCTACCGAGTCACGAACTGTACCTTCAGAGGATACCGCTAAGATAATGTAGTCGTCAATACCATCTTTAGAAGCAGATTGCTCCAAGGCACCGATAATATCCTCTTTGATATCACCAGAAAGCCACTCATCGACACTAGCATACTTAGCACGAGATCCTTGAAGTTTACTACGAGTCATAGGTTTAACTTGTAGTATGGAGTTTGTCAGTTTGTTAACAATACCGTCTTTTGTAACAGCAAGTTGAGCTTGTGACTTTTGAGTACGAGCTTTATTAGAGCCTTTAGTAAGAACTCTGAATAAAGGGAACCCTTCAGTCGAGCTGGCCGCTTTAGTTATAGCTGTAGCAAATGGGTATAACACCTCTTCTGCCTGAGCCATAGTAGGAGCGGTTGTTACTTGTTGTGTAGAGTTCGTGTCGATAACTAAACCATAAGCATGATGTAGAGTTGCATAAAGTGACTTAGCGTTACCACGAGCGACGATCAGGTATTGCTTATTTCTAAGTCTGCGCTTATGTTTAACTATTTTGAATTTTCCAGTCTGTGGGTCATAAACCTTCTCTTCCTTGATCTCAAACCAAGCCAGCAGGTCTTCTGCCCAAAGTCGGAAAGTAGGTAATAGGGTTAATGGTCTACCATCAACCAGGGTCATCTCATTCTCACAGAAGTCAATAAACCCTTGGATAGCATCGCTATCGTAATAATAATTTGGGTTGGCGATATCCGCATCGATTCGGTTCATCTGCATCGAGACCTCGCGACATACAGGAATCTCACCGCGTATTACAGCGTCTCTAAATCTACCGTACTCGACAGGAACCGCAGTGTTGCTAAATACCACTAGCTACTCCTTTTCCTTAAAGGTATTATTTACGTCTATTCTTAACGTCTTTAGCATGTGCCGCCGCCATATCTTTAGCATGTTTACGACGTGCTTCGAGAATTTGAGCGACTTTTGTAGAAGTTTTTGCATTACGCATATAAGCATCATGATATTTTTGTTCGGCTGGATCTAAAGTTTTACCATTTCGAACACCACTTTTGATCTTCTTGATGTTATCTTCCATATTCCGATCAACCGTTTGCTTATCACGTAAAGCATCTTTAACATGTTCGTCAATCGCTTTTTTATCAGCAGCATACGCAAGATCTTCGGTAAGAGCTTCTGAAGCCTCAGCAAGTGGATTTTTACGTTTCTTCCACTTCATACCTTTCTTACCGTATTGTAGTAGCAGATCTTCATTTGACGGTACATACACGCCATTAATAATTTCACCCATTGAATTTCTCCTATTTATTTCAGAATGTTTCACAAAATTCTTAGTCTTTTTAGTTTTGGAACCACCATAAATTATTTCATATTTATGCCCCCACTTCATACCTTTACGGCCTGAGTGTTGAATCATAAAACGATTTTGAATACTTTCAGGTATATAAACGTCAACACCGTGAATGTTAACAGATTGCGTGAAGTTCGTCATAGTAATAGGTACGTCTTTAAAGGCCTTAGCCCACTCCTGCCGTACTTTGAATTCTTCTATAGCTTTCTTGACAGCATCTTTGTTGCTCTTATCGATCTTTCGAGTTGCAACGGATGATGGTACTTTACTATAAACGTCAATACCGGCAGAGATAGCTTTACCAATAAACTTAAGTCGAGCCTGCTGTTTCTTTTTAAGTGCTTCAGCTCGAGCTTTACCCGGAGCTTCTGCTAACTCTTTAAGTTTACGTTCAGACTCAATTCTAGCAATTTTGGCTTTTAAAGCTTTAGTCGATACTTTATCTCTATGACGATAAAGATTGATGACTTCTAGCTCTCGTTGATACTCATCAACTGGCATACTCTTTTTACGCTTCGAAACAGCCTTAGCAACCGCCGTTTGTTTGCTAGATTTACGACGTCTACCGCCTATACTACCGCGAACGGAACCAAAGATATGATGATACCACTTCTGTCCCTTTCGACCATAATGAAGTAGTACGTCATCGGATGTCTTTGTTGACATATTCTACCTCCCAACGAGCTCGAGTAAGATTTTCATCACGAGCCTCTTTTAGTGCCGTAAGGACCGATGCTTGTGGAGGGTCATAAGAAATCATGACACTTATACCGACAAACGTCTTAGCAAAAGACATATTATCAAGCCGTCGTTTTATACCTTCATCCAGATCATCGATATGTCCATAGAAAAAGTCACTCCACGTAAGATCGGGATTAGTAACAACACTACAAGTATGACCTATACCGTTTTGTACAAGAATACCTAAGGCAGTGTCGATAGCCAAACCTATCTGAGTTTTAACAACTTTGTTGGACTCGGGATCGGAATCATGTAATACACCGACGAAGTTGAGAACGTCTTCATAGATTGTGTTCATTCATTTCATCCTTACCATAGTTTTGTATCACCCGGTTTACGTTCCACCCATTCTTGATACTCCTTCTGATCGTAGTGGATTCGTTTGTGGGTATAATCAGAGACCGTGATAAGTCCGTCAGGATCGAAACAATTCTCGGTCAGATTCTCAATGTCTTCTCTCGTTAAAGGATTCATATGGTGAACAGTGATCACACCGTCAACATAAAGTCCTCTTACCCCAAGGTCCTGACCAAGATCTCGACGAATGATTTCGTTTCGACAGTTAAGCCAGGCTCTTGATTTATAGAAAGGGTTGGATATGTCTCTTGGCGCTTCATGTTGAATTCCACGAAGTCGGAGATACTCCAATCGCTCTGTATAAGATTCGAGTTTAGACATTTCTTTGTAGGACAATCTATTGCTCATAGAAAGTCCCCTCAATAACATCAGATGGTTTACCAGCATAACCTTGGAACGCTTTGTGCGCTTCCTTGAAGTCAAGTTCAGCTTGTTGGTCACTACGAATCAAATCGATACGTGCTTGCAATAGCTCTGCTTGCAGTTCAAGTTGTTTGCGCTCAAGACGAGCTTTAGGGCTTGCTTGGTTTAACCAGTATACGATCTCCGAAGCCGAAGCAGTTCCTTCCTGAAGACGCTTTTCAGATAGCTCCATCGCAAGTGCCATCATTTGCATTTCACGCTGTTCAGGCGAACGTGCAGGTTTATAGGCCCGTTGAGGAGTATCATAATTAGCAACTTCATTTGTCATAACTATTCAGCCTCTTCCTTTTGTTTCTTAGGTTTAGTAGTATCTGGCTCGATGATGTATGGACGGTTCATCACATAACCTTCTTCAGTTTTAACCCATTCAGAGCCAACTTCAAGAACGATTAGGCGTTCGCCGTTATCTGCCAGTCGAACAACATTGTCTTCGGACTGTTGTGGTGTCTGTCGAATGTAAACTCCAGCAGGGGCCACAACTTTGTATGTAGTTTTACTAGTTGCCACTTGACTTTTCCTTTCTTTGTTAGTGTTGACGAATCCTTTCTTGTGCTTTTGGACTCAAATAGACCGAGTTTAAGTTAGTTTTACAAGCAACCAAAGTCCTGTCTAAGGTACCTATAGACTAAGACTATACGGAAAAGGAGCCAAACACGTATAGCCTCAGAAACCGATCTTAATATCGGCCTGTTAGAATCCAAAACCATTTTGAAAAAAATCGCAACGGGGGAATTTTTGATACCAGCGCCGATGCAAAGAAAGGGAGGACTGTAATCAGACCCCCCGGGGGTATCAAATTTTTATATCATCTTCAGAGTCTTCGAGGAAAGTGAGGTCCTCCTCATAATCAGCGGGTTTAGGAACAAGCTTCAAGTTTCCAAAGATGTTTTGTTCCAGAATTGAAGAAACAGCAACTGACCAAGCATGTTCATAGTCTTCTATCGATGCAGAAGTGAGCATTGGCATCAGTGTTGCAATGTAAGACTCAAGGTTGTAACCATGACTAATGTCCCACTCACGCCAAAGGTCATACTGAGTCCAAGGATCGAATGGATTGTCTTCGGTAGTTAACATGAGTAGTCTCCTTTCTTTATAGGATAGAGATAGGATTGGCTAGGTTCATAGTCCATAGCTATACCTATTCCTTTTGCGATAGCCACACAATGATAGCCGGGTTTGAGAACCCACTAAACTATTCACTTTTAATCCGCCCAATAGTTGTTGGACTGACCCCTAAAGTTTCAGCAACTTGAGAGATTGTGTAACCATTTGCAAGTAACGCCTTGGCTTTGTTCTTTCTAGCGTCAGTCATAACTTTGTTAGGACGTGGTGTAGCTAGTGTCTTAAGCTGGGCGTCATCCATAAAGGATACCAGTTCTTTTAGTAACGTACCCGATACAGCATTAGCTTGTACTGCATCCCATTCATCATCAGTGATTGTGACAGGGTTCCGTCCTGTACCAAGCTGGGCGCGAGCCTTGTTCAGGGCTTGCTGCTTGATCCGGGAGATGTCATCCTTCTTCAAGACTTCGTCTTCAGATCGTCGAGCAATCTCAGCTTTACTTGATACTTCAGCCATACGTTGTGCTTGTCTCTCTTTGATACGATTAATCTTAACTTGATTAACTTTCTCTTTCATTGACAAGACTTCTGATGCATAGATCTTAGCAGCCTTAGGATCACGGGCTGGCATCTTGATATCCGCTGACTCAGCGTCTACCCGTTTCTTATATGCCTTTAATTCATTTACATAGTCCGCGTAATGATGCTCCGTTTTTGTAGCGTTAGGCCCTAAGAATATATTGGCATCGTCCACCATATTCACAAGATATGTTTCTTTTTTATTTCGCCATACCATTTTTGTTTTACCAGTGCTTGATTTTGGATCCGGCACTTCTACACGGTACCCGTCAGTTATGACGGTTTGTTTATGGCGGGATATAATTGTGGAGGCCGATGTATATTTAGCATCCGGATTTAAATCTTTTTTAAGTGTATCTGGATCGACTACCCTATCAATTTTCCTAGTCTTAGGATTATATCTTTCCAGCTCACCATACTTAATCCTATCGACGTGAGTCATATACCGCTTCATTAATGCATCGATGCCGTTCTCTTCAGCAGACCGCTTATAATTAAGCTTATGTTTCTCTGCGTCGATTACGACCATTGAGTGTTTTACGGCACGCGCAATCTCACTCGTTGGTGCACCCTGCAATGTCATATCCGTAATGAGGTTAGAAACGACCCCCATTAAAGTTTGCTGGTATTTCTTTTCGATAGGCTTAAATGTTCCCGGCTTATCTTGATACATATTAGGATCAAAGTTAGCCAGCTCTTTTAAACTGTTAGCTGTCTTAAACTTCCCTTTATTATTAGGAATAAGATATGCTGTATCCCCATCAAAGTCAGCCCCTGACATTTTAGCAGCGACCTTAGGGTGGATACCCACAGCATCAGGACTGTTCTTAGATATCATTTTACGAGCGACACTGTTATTATTTACAGTGAGCTCAGGCATTTCAAATCGACCCCCATGAGGATATCGAACAAGAACTACACGTTCCCCGTTTTTATAATTAGGAGCATAGATTTCGTTCTCCTTCATATCAGGAACAGGTAAGATAACGTGCCCCTGAAATCCTTTAGGAGCTGCCGCTTTCATATGTACCTGCTTAGATTCCAGATCAGATGAAAATGAATCCAATAATTGTTTTCTAATTACCGGGTTATTTACTTTCTTGATGCTATCATACTCATCATCGATTTGTTTTAGAGTAGCCTTCAAACGTTCATGAACAACAGTCGTAGGTTGTTTGGATAGGAATTGTGAGGATAATGTTTTAGACCAGTTAGCCCAGTCACCTTCCTCATTTACAATATTAACAGACCCAATTTCCGGTACCTTATTACCATGTCTATCAGTAACCCCTTTTTTATATACCGGATTTCCTTTAGAATCGATAAGAACATTCTGACGTTTTACTGTAGCACCGAATGGGTTAGGTCCATCGATAGGTGCACCACCATCAGGGTTCTTTTTCAAAGGTTTCAATACATCTTGAGGTGCCTTATCTTTTGTTTTATTGGTATTGAATATAATATCGGTACCCTTAGGAACGTCTTTAAACATTTCCTCGGTACCATATAAAGCCATACCCTTAAGATAATGCGTATCACCTACAGCAATACGGACCTGTGCATAAGATGCTTTACCTAAATTAAGGTCTTTTACACCAGGGCGTAGGAACATAGCCCCATCCATTGTGGATCCGTCATCATTTGTACCATGACCACGCTGTCCTTCAGGGATTGCATAGCGAATATGTACACGATCCCACCCAATAGACTTAGGACGTTCCATTTGTTGGAACATTCTACTATCGCCATCGATAGCAAACTCCTCAACAGGACGGATTTTATCCATGTTTTTATAGATATCTTTCCGTTCAACCCCCGCTTTTGTCAATACTTTGACTGGAGTGGAGTTATTTTTGTCTGTAACCTGTGCAATTCGGAGGCTATGGACCTCATAATCACCAGATTCGACCAGTGCATTTAGTCCAGCTTTGAGTTTTTCCTTGGAAATACCCATCTGAACCTCGACTCCTTTACCCACATCCACATATTTTGACCGTTTTACAGCGTCTTTTAACGAGTCTGCAACCGCTTCAGTCTGCACTCTTTGAGCTCGAGAGGACTTATTTGGGTTGTTCATTTCGTCAATATAGTTGCGAACAGTCTGCCCAGTAGTACCAATTTCCTTAGCAATATCGTCTATAATTTTGCCTTCGGCCTGCAATTTTGCAATCCGTTGCATGTTATATTCCTTCAATTCCTCTTTGGCAATCGTCACTTTTGAGCGATAAGTTGTGGTTGAAAGTCCCATTTGTTTTGCAATTTCGTTGTCGGAAAGACCCCGTTTTTTGAGCTCATCCCGCTCTTCAATGAACTTATAGTTCTTCGGTAAATGCAATAATGGGTCCCAAGGATAACGACCAGAACGTCTTTTTACCCCATAATGTTTGAGGATAATTTCTCGTCCTTCATCAGAAAGTTGACTTAAATCGTCCATGATTTCGTCTTCATTTTCGAAGACATTTTTGAAATCCAATGCAAAACCCTCCTCAAAATAATAAAAATCGTGCATTTTACAGCACGTCATTTAAGGCCCCTAGCAGGCCCGTAGAGCGATTTTAGCACAAAGTGGAACTATTTACCGACTATATGCTTAAAACGCCGTAGAGCGCGAATATGAGCCTCTCAGGCCTATTCTAGCCATTTTGTTTCTAGAAATCTCGAAAAATCATAAAAATCACAACATTTTATCCTATTCCCAATTGGATATCGATATGAATTCTAAACCGCACACAATTTTAAATATGCAAGTTCAGACTCAAGTTAATAACTTTTTACATAACCTATTTCAACCGCTTAACAGCAAAAATGTAACGTAGAAAATATGAAAAGGTCCATAAGATGAATATGGGTTGTTGTCGATTGGAAAACTATTGGACGAACCGCTCGACAAGAAATCATGAAAAAATGTAATGTAGGGAGTAAAAAATCTGCTTTTCGATTATGTATTATGAAGTTCAAAAATATATTTATAAGGAGGTAAATATTATGCCAGCACTAACCGACGCAAACCTCGCATATAAAATTATGTGCAGTTTGGAACTCATATAAATATCCACTCCAAAATAAAAGGTTGTGATATATACCTGATTTCTCAAAAATCACAAAATTTATAGAAATCTACGAAAAATCGAGAAAAACCCTAAAAACTTTAATAAATATGTTTTCCCCACAATCCCCACGTTTTTTCAGAAACTTTTTATATATATTGATTAAAAAACCTTATTTATTTAGGTAATTTTATATATTTATATTATAGTTCCCGTACGCGCGAGATTATTAAAAAATAATATATTATATATATAATTTAAGACAATATATAAATATGCATAATATATCACAATAAACACATATAATCTTAATTAATATATTTAAAAGTTTTCTGAAAAAACCGTGGGATTTTGGGGAAAACCTCTTTATTTTAGCAAAAATAGGCCAAAAACAGGCCAAAATGACCCTTTTTTTCCAAATTTGCCCCTGACAAGCTTTTTAATTTTCCCCACATTCAACTTGGGGATTTATAGAAAAACTTGGGGAAAACTTGGGGAAAAGACCAAAATCACCAAAGTTCCGGGACTTTTGATCCGACTTTTGATCCACTTTTTAAGCACTGAAAAACCTCTAAAAAACATGCAAAAATAGGCCTAAATTTACTCATACATTATAGCAAAAAAGGGCCCAAAAAAGTGGATCAAAAGTCGGATCAAAAGTAGGTCAAATGTGGGGAAATGGGCCAAAAATGGGCAAAATCCCCAAGTTTTTTGCTCTATCCCCAACTTTTTTTTGGGGAAAATTGGGGAAAATCACGACTTTTGATCCACTTTTGTCAGGGGCAAATTAGCGATTTTGTTCAAAAACTGTAGAATTTTACACAAATATCCTACCAATTTGACCCTTACCAGAACCTAAATGGTCTGATTTCGGCTTCTTTTTCATCAATAATCTTGCTCATTTCCTTAATATGTGACATAATCCAACCGATATTACCATCATTTTCACCATCAATTCGGGCTTTATCGGCCGTTGTGACCTGTTCTGTAAAGCCATTTCCTTGATACAACCGTTGAATAATGGTAATTTTCTTAGGATTTACGTTGTATTCTAAGCAAAATAGAGCAGCATAGATGTCTAATTGTTTAAACGAAGGCTTAGAAACACCGGTTTTGAGGTCGTAAATGAGCAGAACTTTGTTATCAGCGTCCCATTTTATACCATCAGCCGTACCAAAACAGTTATCTGAGTAGTATAATAACACCTCAGACGACATACCTTCACGTATACAATCGTTAACAAACATGTTTAGAGCCTTCTTTTTAGGTGCAAGCTCTGTTTTTGACTTAATAAGTTGTGATGCCATCTCATGTAAAGCTGTCCCACGAGCAACATTTTGCTTGTTCTCATAGGATTTAGCCATCTTATCTGAGTCATATCCCAACCAAGAGTAACCTGATGGGGATAAAAATGCGTGTTTACCTACTAAGTTCCAGTGCGGTATCCATTCCATTTATATTAGCCCTCCCTAGAATATAGTTTACATGGGATAATGTTGATTTCCTTAGATACATCATCGCTATCTGAGAACCTATAGACATACACCACATCGTTATTTCCATTTATAGGTCTAACCTTGTTTAAATATATAGAAACATTATACGTAGATTTAATATAATCAACTGCATCGCCAACTGTATTAAATAAATAAGGCATTCTCATTGTCTCATTATGTAAAAGACAACCGACGCCTAGTGCCTTGAAATACCTACCCGTCAATTCTACAATATACATTATATATAGCTCCTTTATAATAGTAGAAAGTTATCTATTTTCCTTTAAGATCGAAATATAGATTTGGGTCTAAACCGAAGAATTCACACATATACCAGATAACCTCATGCTCATTTTCAGGATAAATGAATGCGGTAAAGGTATCCTTGCCGAATTTCTCGATATAATACCCTTGATTCGGACGTTTCTTAGCCGTAGCTGAGCGTTTAACCTCCAGTAAAGCGTACTGAGAGCCGCATAGAACGATTAAATCAGGCATCCCTTGTATTGACCCAGGGTCTGTCTTAGCGACCAGCAGAAGCCCTCTATAGGCCTCTCTGAGCCTTTTAACGACCATCTTTTGGAAGTCAGCCTCCAATCTCGACGCCATATAACCAGTCCTCCTCAAGCTTTTCAATTTGCATATCAATAGGAACAAAACCTTGTTTTTTAGCCCAAGCAGCTTCGGTAAATCGTTTCTTATCACGTACAGCCTTAAGGATATCTTTATCAACTTTAGAAAGAGAGGTGATATAGGTATAGTGTAAGTCTCTGTACGGAGTATTTGTGCGATCTATCCGACCTTCTGCCTGTTCCATTTTCCTAAATGAATAGTTGACTGAGTAAAATAGGATAGAATCAGTAGTAGTACAGTTCCATCCTTCAGCTCCGGCCGTGTATTGCACAAGATATATCCATTCATCACTAGATGGGATATGCTCATGTTTAAGGCCGTTCCATTCTTTGTATAGTAGGTTGTTGCGTTCACAAATATCCTTTAATATATCCAACTCATAGTTGAAATTATAGAAGACGATAAGCCGTTTATGTGTCTTAATTAGGTGTTCGGCTATACGAATTCTATCAGGATCCGTGTTCACAATACGTCGAACTAGCTGTGTATACTCAGCAATATTCAATATAGGCTCGTCTGTATATGGGTTCCATCTTGTGTTAGCCAAATCCAATAAGGCTTTCGAGTCGAATTCGGCATATACATAATCCCTATGCCTTACTGTCTGACGACTATCGCCCATGGGTACAATAATCTGGTTCCTGTATTTCTCAAGAACGGCAGTACCTGTGTAGCGCTTGACCTTAGGGAATTTGACATACGGATCCCAAACCACATGACGAGAGGTGAACTCAGTCTTATTACGGTAGAACTTGTTAGCGATGAAGACAGGCATATAGTCCATCCATACATCACCAGGGGTAGCTGAGAGCAATATCCATTTGTTATCGTTCCAAGCAGTCTTAATAAAGCATTTGCCCCATTTACCATAACCTACAACCCTCTGCTCGTCAAAAATAAAAACGCTGTTGGATATATTATAGTACTTCTCAATGTTTTGCCATGAGTCTACTATATAGTTATATATCCCGCAATTTTCCAGAGATTGTTGCCAGTCTGGTTTTTCTGCACCTTTTTCAATCAAGTCCCGCTTCATAGCAGTAGTGATAACGATCAAAGGTCTGTCTTCCGTAAAAAAATCAGCTCCGTATTGGGAGGCAGCCCAGAATATAGACGTATATGTCTTACCTGAACCAACACCTCCCATTAATATAGAGCCGGATTTGAGTTTAGAGCAAGCTTCATATTGCTCGGGCTTCAAGGTTATCTTCCCAAGTTTTTTGGGAATCATTATTATAAGTAGTTAATATCGCGTTCAAACTCTTCCATATGTGGTGCAAGTTCTGGATCGATATCATCTAGGTAGATATAAAGCTTCTTAACGTAAGCCTTGATACCAGAGTTAGATCCAACTGTCCAGTTATATGGGTTAAGGATAAGGTTTGCACGAGCACCCTGTGTGACATTGTCAAGCATAGCAAGTTGCTCAACGTCGTCTGGCTGTACAATAGTACCTTGACCATTGTTAACTAGGACAATTTTAATCCATGGTTGAACTGTAGGGCCATTAGACAGAGTTACAGGCAAGAAGATTTTACCATGTGGTTGATCTTCAGCTGGGAATTTAACATTCCAACCTTGTGCCGCTAGTTCAGCACCGACTTCAGGATCTAGTCGGGCAGAGAATTCACGAGAACCAAGTTTGTTATGGTCTGTGACACGTCCTCCAAAGTTAGGGAAGATGACGCGAACGTTTTCAAGTGTAAGTTGTTGTGTATTTGCCATGATTTTTTCTCCTTTTCTAGCAAATAAAGTAGTTAAGCGATAGAGAGAGTGGTATATAATAGTAGAAAAATACGTCTAATATTTTACCTATAATATATGAGTATAAAACTCTCCATCTCACTCCCTCTATTAAGAGCTTTGTAATAAGTTACAGATTTATTATAGTAAAAATGAGGTACATCGAGGACTTATTCAGGTCTTTGGAAGTTGAATTTAGGTATTTTGAAGACCTGTGTCGTCTCATAGTTAACCCTATCCTCAATTTCCTTAGACAGAATATTAGTGTTCTTGAGCAAGTTGTCGTAAACTTCACTAACATGCCAACTTATCTTGCGAGCTGTGTCGTTGTCGATGAGGAAATAATCAAAATCCGTCTTAACCCCAGGCAAGTCGGCGGTGAAAATGATGTCTTCCTTGTGCTTGACAAACTCCAATATTTCGTCACGGTGCTCGGTGTAGTAATCCGGTCTGCATAATAACTTCATTGTATCATACCTTCTTTTTTCAGTTCAAGCATAGCACTGACGATATCGAATACAATATCCATTTGTGACGATGGGAGGATGCTGTTATTATATCGCTCATAATATAAAGCGTATACAAGCACTGGCACGTTTAGGATAATTTCGGATAAGTCTGCAACACATGAAATTGTGGCTATGGATGATTTTACAATATTAGGTAATAGCGCAGGGATAGATGACACGTATTTCTCTGCGTAGCGACTGAATGTATCATATGTACAATCTGTAATACGGCAGAAGATCTCAGCAGAATTCTTGGTAGCATTCTCAATTTCTTTTGCACACTCTTCAAGGAAAGGGCTAAGAATCTCGGCAATCGTATTCGCGCCTTCCTCATCAATCTTGATTGTAAGGACGCCATCACGTTCGATTTTAAGACTATCCCAGGCTTCTTTATCGAATTTGCATTCAAAAGGACTTTCTAGCTTCTTACCATGGGCTTCTTCGTGAGTCATATTAACAAATGGTCCAAGGTATTCACCAGTTTCAGGGTCATACATTTTAATGAACTTTGTTTTTTCTTTAGTCATATTAGATCTCCTATTCCAAGTAGCTGTTGTAGACAATGATAGCAATTTCCTTAACGTTATCAGTGACGTACTTCTCATCGACAACGTCCATAACGATTTGTTCCTCAATAATGTCGGGGATCTTATACAGATCGTTAGCACTCATAGTGAACACCACAAGTGAGTTCCACCAATTATCAGCATAGTTCTCACTGATGAGCTCGACGATAATACCGCTTTCTTTTAGGCTAGCAACATAACCCATGAGTAAGTCATTTTCACTACTAGCCTGAGTCAGATTAACTTTGATAACATCGTTTGACATTTTCTTCACCTTATCTTTCTTTGTAGTTTCATAAGTGCAGTAGTTATCATATCCCCGCTCTTCGATAGGGCTGATAATAAACTCACGTCCTTTGTAGTTACCTACCCATAATTTGTAAACAGACGTAGCCCATACAGCGAAGAGATATACAATCAACCCACCTTTTATTAAAGGTAGGAAGTGCGGGTTCCACATAAATAGTAGAACCAACACACCAATTAACCCCCAGAAGAAAGCAGTACACATAGTAAATGCTATAATGAATATTGCATGTTTTGTTGCTTTATCGCTCAAGGTAGTCTCCTTTTAGTTAGAACCATTTATTATCCCCAGTGTCGACTGTAGGTTTTACAATACGGACATCAAACTTGTATTTATTCTCAGCCTCCTCTTGAATAAAGACGTCGATAACAGGCTTATCCAAGTTATTAGCAATCCGAGCAATCGTGATCAAGTTCTTAGGTGTATGTTTTACCCAGCCATCCCGAGTACCAATAAAGACGCAATCCATTTGGAACAACTCCCAAAGGTCATTTGCATCAAATCTGTAATGCGCGCCTTTGACAATTTCGTCCATGATCTTGTTTAGATCTTCGATATACTCCTTGTCATCAGCGGGCTTCAATTTAAGAATATCAAATGCGGGTTCTAAGATATCCTTAATACTTCTACTGACCTCTTTAATTTCAGGTCTTTTTACTTTTCTGTTTTCTGTCATTTTACTCCGGCCAATCTAATTTAAATTGTTCGACTAGTTCATCCCTAGTCCCTTTATATGCAGTCACACCTTTAGTCTGGTTGATGACAAAGACGTAATGGTCTCCTTCAATATCTGACTCAACAAAGTTTAACCAATCTGAGTTGTATGCGTATTTGAAAGGATCGTCGATTGCTAACAATATAGCGACTCGTCCTTGATACCATTCGTTGTAGATGAATAACTCATCTTCGATAATATCTTTAGGCATACACGAACTTAGATAGGTAAACATCAAAGCTAGTTGCTGAGCCTTAGTCAGATAGCTCTTATTGAACTCCAGTCGTTTCAGGACTTCTGAGAACCTGTTATAGACATTAATAAGCCCATAGTTCTCGAATATACTAAGTTCTTGGTATACTGAGAAAGGTGAGCCATTAGAGTTCACTAGCTTACAAGGTTCCTCAGGTTCTCTTACAGGTGGGGTATCTCCCTCCCTCAGGTCTACAAACAATGATGTCAGTGCCATAATATACCCTAATAATAGGAAGAAACCAAAGATGAAACCAATACCCTTAAGTACAGCAAACTTCATTGCCAACCAGATGATCACCATAGTTGGCGCCATATACATCATAGTCAAGATAACCATGATGAAGAAGAAGTAGATATACTTAGCTGACTTTTCCATACTTATAATCCTCCAATCCTTCTAATACAATATCCTCGTGATACCAATCGTTAGATTTCAACGGGATAGTTCTGAGACCATTCGCCTTACGGATTTCATTAATTCGCTGACGAGCCATTGTCTCATGGTACTTGTATGCTCGGCTATACTCAATACGAGTAATTTGAGAATACTCAGAGAACTCACGGCATTGATCATAGATAACACCACGACGGTTCATGTACATCGCGATGCTATCCCATAGTGACTTAGCATATGAGCGTGGTCCCCATGCCTGCTTGAATACACGTCCTTCAGAATTACGTACTTGTTCTGTCATGTTAGTTCTCCTTTTCTTTAACTGCGCCTTGAAACTCAAACATATCAATATACTTATTAAATAACATCTCATTAGGGGTTAGATCAATATCATCAAAACTTGGTGGCGTGATTAACCGGAATATTGCGTTGTCTTTTTTAATTGCCTCAGTAACAACCGACCAATCACTGAAGTTCACTAGAAAGCTATGATCTTGTACTCTCTTAAATAAGATAGCTACTGTATTAGTTGATAAGTAGGGTTGATTATCCGCATAGAGCGTGTCTGTAGTATAAGGCCAAATAAATTCTGGTTTAAGGTTAATAATCCTACCAGATGATTTAAAGTGTACTTCAATACGTTCGATAGGAATCTCAATAAAGTTAGCTCCCATATTAAACCTCCCAGTTTTCGTAGTGTAAGGATACAATTGACATAACCTTTTCTAAGTAGTATTTACCGAGAGTATCGTCTTCGCAAAGCTCATAAATATTATACGGATAGTTAAGTTTGGTTCTAGCTTGTACTGTTAAATATATTAATTCGGGATTAGCGAATTTAACTTGAGATATTTTTCTCAATCCTTTTTCAAATACTCTAAATTGTTGGTGCGCAGTCTTGTTGAATTTAACATCCCAAGACTCTTCGTATTGCTGTTTGTATTCCTTGCTTGTGATGCTAGGATTTAGAAGCTTGATCAGTTTCTTAGTGTTACGATATGGGCTGTACTCGTCATAGTTAGATTTAGATGGTACTGGATCAAACCCGTTCTCTTTACGGATATCGTTGAGACTCTTACTATCTTCGTTATAACGTCGAGATTCGAAGAATGGAATATCGACTCGTACATCTGATAAGTAGAAAGGTTTTTGCCCACGACATTTATTCCGGAATAGGCCCATCACACCGATACTATTTTCACCCATGTTATAAGCTAAATAGATCTTTTTACCTGCTTCTACTAATTTACTAGCACGGTATTCCAATGCAATAAGCTTGTCGAGCATAGTTGGTGTCAATCTACCAGGAACATCTGGGTAGAAGATGAGTTGATCGTTTACCCAAAGGAAATAGGCTTCAGTTGTGGCGATACCCAACTTCTCTGCCACCAAGCTAAAGACACGTAGAGTTACTGGCGATAAGGCTCTGTCACCACCACCATTATAATATAACCAGTCTTGGTAGTCGTTAAATGTCTTATAATCTAAAAAGGTTCGAGGATTTGCTATAAGCGAACGGGTCGCTGAGTTCAAGGCCTCGCGGTCTCGTTTAGATAGACATTTAGCAAAGCTGTTTAAAATAAGTTCTTTAATCATTTAACTACTCCTTTAAAAAAAATAAGAGCTGGGTAAAAATACCCAAACTCCTATTCTTCAGAAATAATAATTCCTTCATCTTCCTTTTTGCCGAATTTATTTGAAATCCAACGTTTAGCTTTTCCATAAGCTCCGGAGTGCGATAGCAACTTGTGCCCGATAAACAGACCACAACCTATCGCGATGTACTTACCAACATGAGATGCACCTTCTTTGACTTCAGCAGCGTGTTCTTCTTGAATAGAATGCCAAAGCTCAACAGCTTCATCTTTTTCCATTGGTTTAATACATGCTTGATAGTTGTTCTCTAAATCCCAGAACATTCCATATGCTGTATCGTCTCCTTCTAATCCTGGAAACCATCCGTCGTATTCATAACGTTTTTCGTCGTTCATTTTATGAACCTCCTTATTCTTTCTATATAGTAAGCTGTAAAAATTAGACTACCAGATTATAGTAAACCGCAATCCAAGTTGCCCTGGCATATCAATATACTCCTCGAATACTGTTTTATACCAGAACCCTTGTATATGAATTAACCATAACCGGTAATCTTGGAATTTACGCTTGAACTGCTTTTGATCTTTAATATGATAAAACCATAAGGTCACACCGTCGACAGTACCGTCTTGTTTATGATTATAGATTACATCATCAAAGACGTATTTAAGCTCTTTATATACACCATTACCCATGTTATCACCTACAATAGATATGTTGATGGCATATGTAGATAGTAGCCGTTGATAGGGTGCTTCTTAATGCTGATCTTAGCAGGGAAATCATGAACTGTAACGCCCCATTCATCTGATGCAGATTGAGTTGTTAAAGCTTCTTTCCCTTCTGGGATCTTTTGCCAGATGTGAACGTAATCCTTTACAGTCAAGTAACCATAAGTCTTAGCGTGTTCGTGCAATTTCTTATACAGGTCAATAAGCTGTAGCTTAGACCGTGAGTAAATAGTGCAGAATGTGATTAACTTAATTTCGTCCATTTCACCACTCCTTAAACTCTTCAATATAGTAATCTGATCCTAACGGTGCATTAGGTCCATAATATTCGAAATACCCATTACCTTTGTTGTAGATAGTAAACGGTTTTAAAGCATGGGACTCAAACGGCTTGTCTGAGATATACCAGCATAGACCATCTTTATCACGATATACCTGCATCACAGCAGATACCGGATTCATCACACGACCATGTAATGAAGGCCCTTTATGACATTTAAGAATGGTGTTCTCAATCGTAGGATGGGCGGCATAGATATAATACTTGTCGGTACCCAGGATAGACTGACATAGGTTATCAATGAAGTCGACTAAGGGTGGTAGTGTGTAGGGTGGAGTCTTGCCTTGCATGTAGCACATAGTCTCAGCCACGCCTTTAATAATACCTACATGGTGTCTAACAATCTCAACAACATTATCTCGACCCCACATAGTCTTAAGACAGTTCGCACCACGATCGAGCTCCCCATCTGTTACGAATAGTTCCATTTTATTTGCTCCTTTAAAAAAAAGAGGAGGAATGTATCCTCACTCGATTAGAAATCTAAATCGCGCCATAGTACATTAAGTCGGTTACGGTCTTCTTCATCGAGTTCCGTAAAAGCCTTAATACCTAAGTAGCGAATAGCCTCTTCGTCGAGCTTGGTCCATTCCAGCTCTTGTCTGAATTCTGTAGTAACTTCTACAATAGTGTCGATAGTTTCTTGGTCTGGCTCATCTCTGAAAGACCACATAAGATGCTCAACCAATTCTAACTTACGTTGCGCTCTGTCTGTGAAACGTGCTCCAAAATATTCTTTTAGAACCCGAGTCATATACAAGCGGTTAACGTTAGCAGAATACAGCATGTGCTTCTTAATATAGCTTTCATCATATTCCATTCCTTGATACATAAATTTACCCATAGTAAAATACCTCTCTTTCTATAGAGAGGCATGTAAAAATTAGACGCCAGGGCCATGCCACATTTCCCAACGCTCTTTGTTTTTACGTCGAGGTTGATCTGAGGCACTAGGATTGCTGAAATTATAGTCATAATTATCAGGGTTAATAATACCATTCTCAACGAGTTTGCGAACTCTGCGATTTATAGTATCCTTGGAGACGCCTAGACTAACAGCAATCGTCCGATTCGACCAACCGGCTTGTTTACAAATTAGGATTTCCTCATCGTCTACAAACTTCTTAGGACGACCCATCTGTTTGGGAGACTTCATAGTCCGTAGAATATCTAGTCCGTTATCCGGATTAAACGTTATAGGATCCATAGTAACTTACCGTGTGTTATCAACCATTGGCGCTGGCGCAAGATTAGGATTAATCGCATTAAGTGTAGCTGTTAATGGACTAGTAGTAGCGGCCTGACTGACTTTATTTAAAAAATCCACTTCTTTCTTAGTTTGCTCCAACCATACCGCAGACATAAGAGCATAGTTAGAAAGGTCTTTGAGTGTATCAATAAGAGACTCATCTGTTACAAGCGCTTCTTGCTTAGATAGTGTGTTCAAACGAGACATCTTATCTTCCATACGTACAATAGCAGCGATTAGGCCGTGTTTTTCAAGTGACTCTTCAAATGAATTACCATAGTCGATATTCTTCTTAACAAAGATTTCTTGAAGCTCCTTGTGGGCATCATGCATTTTCTGTGGTGTTAGTTTGGTCATTTAGTTTCTCCTTGTGTTCTTCAGGAATAAGGGCGTTTTCGATTGTAGGTTCTTCGTGGTATATGTTTTCGCCATAGGAATAGTTGGTCATGATAAGTTTGATAATACCCGAGAACCCTTTAATAATTTTAGGATCTAAGTTCTTAACCCTAGTCTTTAGAACATAGCATCTCATATTATTTAACACAACCAAGTGTCTAATTTGGGGCATTGACTTACCAGACGCTCGGAATGGTTTTGGTATACTTGCTACAATAACCGCCTCAGCATCTCTAACCTTACGAAGTAGATTAGCGCCAAGTCTAGCTTTGTTATTCTTACCGCGTTTCATTTATTTCTCCTTTTTCTTCATACCGTAGTTAGCATATGTAACCAATCCAAGAGCAAGGCTTCCAACGATAACCCCAACAATAGTAATAAGTGTGCTAACAACAGATCCAGTTACAGGCAAAGTTTTTTGTGTAAATACGGGAGTAGCTTTTGCCGGTGCTGGTTGAGTAGGAGTTGTAGGAGTAATATCATTCTTAACAGGCTCTTTTTCTACAACTTTTTCTACTTTAGGAGATTTAGGTTCTTGTGGTTTTGGCGTCTTAGGCTCTACTGGTTTTGGAGATTTAGGATCTTGTGGTTTAGGAGTTTCTGGATCTTTAGGGATGTCATTAATATCTAATTCGGGTTTTTCTCGCACTTCAGGGATACCAGGAATACCTCCTTCGAATTCGGGTTTCACACGTTCTTCAGGAATACCAGGGATACCACCTTGGAATTCTGGTTTGTCAATTTGAGGAGCTTCATTCGGAACTACACCACCAGTCCATTCAGGTAGTTTTTCACGCTCTTCTGGGATACCAGGGATACCACCTTGGAACTCAGGGATCTCCACTTTAGGAGACTCTTTAGGGATTTCGAATGTAGGACGAGTCTTACCGTCAGCACGACCATTTCCTCCTACAAGCTTAGTTTCGGCATCGAAGCCTGTTCCTCCGCCATCCCAGCTAACGTTGATTTTGTTAGTAGGGTTGTACTCCATTTGTTTGAGTTTAGTTTTGTACTCAACATATAAGGTTTGTTTATCAATCTTAGCAAGATTTGTGTCAAAACCGTTTGTACGTAGTTTAGCGTTTGCTAATGCGTCAGTTGCAGGCGCGTCATATACAAATGGGTCTACGCTTTTAACATAGTAGAACTTCAAGCTGTTTTCAACGTATTCTTGATCGTCAGACCATGTATCTGAGATGTTAACGTTTTCCATGTAAGATTTCTTGTAGTTGATACGGGCAGTCCAGTTAACAACAGATGGATCGTCTTTATCTTGCCAGCCGTATTTATACAATGCTTCATCAGTAGGTTCTACACCCTTGCTACCAGCATTCAATTCCACAACAGTACCATTGAATGAGATTTCATGCTTGGTATCTGGCTGCACAACTTCACGGTTGATTCGTGTGTTGAGGTTAAGTGTGATAGATTTGTCAAGTGGGTGTTCTGCGAAGTAGTTGTTGAAAGTAGTGGTTACTGTGTTTTCAGCAGCCTTAACTTCAGCATTACCTACTTCAGATTCACCCGTTTGGTTATACACAGGGAAGTTGTAGTTGGTTTCAAATGAAAGTTCATTAGGGACATTAAAGGTCATAGTATCCCCTTGGTTGATTTGAACTTCGTCAGGGATATCGGTTTTGATATTGACATTTACTTCAGACCAGATAGTGTCATCTGATTTAGTAACTATGACTTCAGGATCAGTAGCTACAAGCTCTGTAGACCCTTCTGCTTTAGTTACGTCTGCGAATACGTGATCGCTGATAAGAGCAGCGCTGAACAATACGATACCCATAGTTGCAAGTTTGAATGTGAAGTGTTTCATGATGTTTTCTCCTTTTTGTTTACGATTTGAGTTATGTTCGACATGCGTTTCTATCTCTTTTTTATGCTTCATATACTACTACCTCCCACATAAAAGAAATAAAAAGAAAAGAGCTGAGTAAAATACCCAACTCCTAGTCTTTTTCAGAAAAAGCGTCTTTCAGCTTTTTAACGCCATTATTAACCTTTGTTTGCAATACACTTCCGTCATATACATCAGTCGCGATGACCGCCATATATAATGCGATTGCGCTTGCAGCAACAGTGTTTAATACCTTGTTCATTGTCTGAACCTCCTTTTTCTTTCTATATAGTGGAATGTAAATATTTTAGAGTTCCCACTTATAGCCACTTTTATGATGACCGAAACTGGCCTTTTTCGGACGAGGAGTTGCTACCTCATTTTCAGAGATACCTAATTCGCCAAAGGCAACATTGAGAGCAGCGTACCTTGTCTTATCCTTTTTACTACGAGGTAAGAAAGCACGGAACTCGTCGTTTCTTAAATTAGCAGTACATGCACCGTTTCGTGATTCGTACATGATGCCTACGTTTAAGAATTGCGGATGCTCAGAGAACCAGTCAATAACCTCGCTAAGCTTCTTATCTTGGAAGGTTGAGGAGCGGTATTCTCTTACTGCCTGTGGATGCTTTTTAGACATAGCCTTTACTGTAGAGGAGTTTGGCGATTTCGCTACCTTACTAAGATCGTAGTCATAGAACTTAAGAATACCCTTTACAATTTCCTTGTCCAAGGTTGGTGAATAATGATCTGCCCACCTACCTGAGGATTTGTATGTAGATAGTAAGGTATACTTAGCTCCGTATTTGTCCAAGATCCTCATTATCCGAGTCAACTGTTGAGAGGATGTACTAATGTTAGAGTCAATTAAGTATAACATAAGCCACCTCTAATAGTCGATTGGAATAGGCCAGCCTACAACCCCTCTAACTCCTTGGTCACGCATACTCTTTAATGCATCATTCAATTCCTCGACAGAGTAAAATGGAGTTAATAACAATGAGGCATTTGTCGGTGGTTTGAATTGGATACGATTATTGTCGTATAGAACCAAAGTGTTATACTCACCTGTTTTGACAATGTTGTAAATATTCTCTTCTTCCTCTTTAGGGATGATGAATATCTGAGTAGGAACCGCGTCCCCAAGATCGTCAACTCCCTTTAGAGTAGCAATGAAACCGAAGATGGTTGGCTGGACCCCTTCGACTTCGCTTGCCTTTTTAGAGAACAGTTTTCTAAGTTTCTTAAACATAACTACTCTCTTTCGTATTTAGTTCCTTTAAAGATAATATTACCATCACCAACCGCGAAGACGTCATTGACAGCCTCATGTACAAGCTGGTGGTAATAAGTCATATCAATATCATCGAAGCCTTTATAATTACTTGCCAGTTCCCAGCGATACCCCGTAGTTCCAGTTACGGCAACATGTTTATCGACAATGGTATCTGGGAAGCCGTTAGAGATAATATAATCAACTTCGTTATAGTCAAGACCAAGTTCGGTAGCAATCTTGCGTTTCTTAGCCTCATCTAACTGAGCAGGCGTTAATCCTTGTGACTCACGTTGAAGTAAATATCGTGGTTTGATCCATCGCGATTGAATCATTTGCGCAACATTACTTGGTTGAGTACGAGAGATTTCACGGCCTGTCACAGAAGCATAGATCTGAGCATTCTTACCGATATACTGGTCATCAAGATAGATGGCGGTCTTAACTTCTTTAGTTGTGAAGAAGTCTTGTTCATTAACCTCTTCCTTGCTAAGGAGCGTCTTGTAGACATAAGGGTTGGTCTTCTTACCGAACTGTGCACCAATAGCTTCCCATTTACCTTTCTCATCTTCCGGCCAACCGATCTCAGCAATAACGGTAGCACGATTGAGCAAGGCCATACTAGAATATGTGTGTTCGTGTTCGAAAGTATAGCCGAAGTCATTAGCACGCTTCATACAGTAATCGATGATAGCTTTATCCCCATTAACGATCTTAATAGAGTCGGTCTTAATATGAGCTACCTGGTAGCCCTTAGCTTGAACCTCGTGCTTAAGCATCAACATGAATAATGCACCACGTTTAGCGATACAGTTATCGATGTTACGAGGATCCTTGAATTTGTTAGGCCAAGGAGCAGAAGTCATACCATACACAATATTGATAATAATCTTAAGCGCATGAGCAAGACCTTTAACAGATCCCCCTTCCAAATATGGACGAAGTTTGTCTGCTAACTCAGGATCTACCTCATCAAAGGCATGAGACGCTTCATCAATTTTACCGTGCTTGATAGCCATGCGACATTTAACCAAGGCTGCAAACTTAGGCGTGTATGGGCCAAAGTAGTTCATAGCAATCAAGCTATGTGGGTGCATTGAGGCGATATCCAATACGATAACATTCTCATATACACCAGGCTCAGCATATACATAACCGCCTTCAGATGGATCCTCTCCCATAAATTCAGATTTCTTCTTGAACTTATCGAAGGTATATCCTGGGAATTCTGTAGCAAGGTCATACCAGTTGAATTTGTCTTGCGGAGTTGGGTCATCGCCAAATAAGAATTTCTCAGCTTGTGTCTGAGTCTTAACGTTAGGTGATAGACCGTTGATTTCAGCAAGGACTTTACGAGCACTCCATGCGTCTTGACCGTCTTTAGATTTGAACAACTCTTCCTCTGAGGTTACGTCATTAAGCATATATGCCGCACAACGACCCCATGCATGCTCAGGAAGTGGTTTAGTCCAATCGTATTCGAACTCGTCATGACGGATACCTAGTTTAATTTGCCATTTCTTCAATGACATCTTAGTATCTAGGAACTCGTAAATATCTCCATATGAGATCTCGTTAGCGGCCCAGATCTTAGCTCGCTTATCACCTTTCTCAATGATACCTTGAGAACGCTTATAGCAGTCCATCTCATCATCGCCTTGCATACGTCCATAAGCAATATGGTTATCGTAATTAAGGTTATTGAAGCCCATCATGTTATGCGTATCAAACAACTCCCGTGTGCGTTGTGGTGTAGGATTGATTTCAATACCAATCTTGTCTTTGTTCTGACTCCACCATTCGTTAACGAGGATAGTCTCAATCTCACTGAGGCTAGTACAGTCCTCTAATCCTCGGTAGACGGCCTCTGGTACCTCAAGACCGTATTTCTTCCAACCAATCATATATAGGTTACAGAAGACTTCCGAGTCGAAGAATGTGATTTCCTCATCAGGCAAGATAAGAGATTCTGAGATTGACTCAGTTTCGTTCTCAGGTACATTAGAGAACTTCATCTGAGCAACCATTTTCATACATTGTTGCGCTTGGTTAGTTGAGCTAAGCGCGAATTTAAGAACATCATTCTGCATATGCCGTAGGTCATACGTTACACCTAACTCATATGCCTCATCAAGCTTGTCTTTGATAAAGCTAACCTCTGGAGCCGTCGCACCATGGTGTTCTTTACGCATACAAGCCTCGATGAAGTTCTTAAGTTTTTGCTCTGTCCAAATAATATGTTCCACGTCCTTATACATAGTTTTCTTATCCTCCTTTAAAGGTAGCCCACTTGAAATATGAGCTACAGGGAGATCGTTTGCAGAAATGAGTTTCCGTCTTAACGATGACCCGCCATTATATACTTTGATCTCAACATCATCAGATATGCGATTAGCCAAGCGAGTTGGATCACCATCATACCAATAATGCAAGTGGACACCACCACCTGATTTAGAAACCTCAGTATATGTCGGAGGATATTTAGAAGCCAATTCTAAGTTCTTAGCAAGGTCTTTTTCACCCGCCTCATTCTTACAATCGAAGTCAATAACAATATGCTCGGTTGGAACACGGACAAAATGCAATTTAGTTGGGTCAATCTCCTTGAGGGTTGTAGTGACATTGTCCCATTTCTTTAAAGGATTACCCGCATCGTTGGTGTATTGCGCAGGCCAGTCCTTTCCTTCTAAGTCAAATCGTGAAGTTGTCCGTCCCATAGTCAGATCAATCTTAGATCCTACTTTGGACGATTCCTGTTTCTTTTTAGTCTCAGGAAAAGCTTCATCGTATTTGAAACCACGATACCAATGACGTTTGCGATTACCCTCCTCGTCTTTAGTATCTTTAGTATATGTCTCAAAGAAACGTTGCAAACCTAATCGCAACCGGTTTTTATAACCATTTGTCTCCCAACCTCTTTCTTCTAGCATACCTTTATAAATAAGCTCGACTTCAGAGAGAGTTGGGTTATTCTGCATCAAGAGTACGTTTTCACGAACAAACTCAAATATAGAGTCGCCGTACTCAAGCATTTCGATATCAACATCATTAGCATAGTAGAAAGCACCTAAGCGAGAGAATGTATCAATCGCCTTTTGTGCAATACCCGCTAGTTCATATTGAATACCATTCATTAGCTCCTTATATCGAGGGCCTGCGATAAGATGACCTGTAGGAACTGCTTTAAGTAACCGCCGTACAATCCCTGAGTCTGAGTCACGGAATTGAGCACGTTGGTTAGATGCAGTAATAATCAGACCTTTAAATGTTACAGGATACGGTCTTTGATAAAGTTTACGTACGAATACTTCCTCATGAGATGTTACCTTAAGTAATGGGGTATCATTCTTAATCCGACTTAAATCGGTATCCGAGTCAATCAACAACGGGAGTTCTTGCAGAGTCCCTGTCGCATACTCAGAACCGCTAGTCAGTTGCTTAAGGTCAATACCTCCAATATACTGCCCGAATAACATCTCGATTATTCTAATAATAGTACCTTTACCGGTTCCTGCAGGGCCGTATAGAAATAAGAATTTATCAATATTGATAATCTCCCCTGTGAACAATGCACCTAAACACCAGAGTATCTTATCTAGTTGGTCAGGAGCATATAGGACAGATGAGAGTTCGTCAAACGCTGGTGTAGGTTGGGTAGTTGGCGTATAAGGTAGCTGGAATGTAGAATAGTCATCACGAGCCACCTTATAATTACTGAATACGATCTTAGAGTTGAATACCTGCAAGGATTCTGGAGCGTCTTCACAATACTTCACGAAGTTGCGCATAAGTCCAGATCCCGCATTTTGCATAAACTTAAGAGATATGCGTTCATATCCCTTAGTCTTAAGTTCAGCGTATTTCTTTCTAATCTCATGATCGACAGCACGAACTACATCGTTTTTCTCCATCGACCATTTCTCACCATCCCACATTGCATAAAAGGCACCACCTTTTACAACAATATCCTGTACATCAGCGCCTTGGTTATCCAAATAGGTAAAGTCTGCAGAAACGACAGCATCGGCTTTTCGATTAGGCCCCGATAGTTCCTCAACAGTAATATTGAAGAAATCCGGTTTTCTATCTGTCATAAATTAGCTCCTTTAAAATCCTATCATTACAACCTTGCTCATATCAATAAATTTTTCATTACATGCACTACCTAAAAATGGGGACTCCCCAACAGCAGAAGTCATATCGCGTCTAATTATAAAGACTTCATTCTTAATAAACGCGTCTTTAAATGGCTTTAGATGATCTGATGGAATATAATCGGAACTGAAATTAATACCGTCAAAAGAATATTTTACTAGTACACTTTCTTGTCCCATATTATTCATCATCGTAGTCATCCTCCATATTCGCCATGTATTCTTCTTCAAATGCGCTTGCACGGCCAATGAACTCATTATACTCTGTATACAAGCGAACTTCATGACCTGTATCTTCAGGCGCTAGGCGATCTACAACACGACCGAACATACTTAGTTTCTTCATACCGTTACCGATTTCTCGAACGTTACGGTGTTCAAGGATCTTGCTGATGATAAGAAGTTTCTGTTCGATTGTCTCTGCATCAAGCAATCCTGATTCATACAACATGTAAGCAACCATTGGTAGTAATGCTCCGTCTTCAGTGTCATCTACAAATTTGCTTGCGTATTCATAGAGGATTTCACCGAAGGTTACAGGGAATTGTACTGATGAGTAATATGTATCTGGTCCAAAGAAGTCGATACGGCGGTCGTATACATCTTCCCATACGTTGTTGTCAAAGGCGTTATATGGTTGTACGATCTTCGTATCGTTAACTTCAAGCAATTCAGAGAATACATCAATAATAGATACGATGTTTGTTTTACTTAGTAAGAGACCCATACCATAGCGTTCAGATACGGCTTGTGCGATTGGAGTATCATCATACAACTCACTAATCATAACCGCTTTATATTGGTTCCATGCTTCTACGCTATTAGGGTCAGTATCATGGCGCATACTTTGGCCCTCATTTCCTTTTAATTCTTTAGCTGATTCAATTACAAAATACGGAATATTTTGCTCTCCAGTTTGGAAATATTCGTTTTCCTTCCAGACATTGTGATGTTCAACATCTTCTGCAGTTTGAGTAGCCCCCGCATGATAATCGTCTTCATCAGTTGGAGCAATATCTCTTTCTTCAATAGTGGTTGAGTGAACACGAGTACGAGAACGTCGCATTTCTTCCAACTCTTCATTGTAATCTGGAGTTTCTTCAGGAGTTCCGTAAACAAGAGCATCAATATGTTCCTCAGCTAATGCGAGTTGCTCATCTCTTAGCTTGATTGTGTCTAGGAGTTCTTGTGTTTGAGCAGCGTTTGCTTCTTCCATTTCCTTGATTTGGAGTTTAGTTTCTTTCACAAATCGATATGCGAAATAACCAACCCCAGCGGCGAGTGCTGTAAGGATACCCGCCTTTAATAGTTTTTCTTTATCCATTACTTGCCCCTTTTCAAAATATGGTCAATGCAGTTTTTAATCAGCTCTAATTCGTCAGCATCTAGTGGAATATTCATACCAGTATCGTCTGAATCGTCAAATACTTCTAAAAAGAAAGTCCCGTCATTTAAATATGACAGGCTTAGTCCTTTATCGGTTTTGTCTTGTCTGAATTGGATTTCCATAATATAAACCTCCTTAGAATATAGTGGAAGACTGGTATATGAACCAGCCTGGTCCTTTACTCTCTATATTCTTTTGCTAGTTAAGCTTCTTCAGCTTTTTCTGGAGACATAGGCGCTACAACGACTTTTTCGTATAGCTTATTCCATGTATCTTCAACAGCAGTTGTGATGGCTTCTACATCATGGTCTTCTGAGACTTTAGGCGTGTAGTTAGAACGTACAGTGCCATCTTCGTTGAATGACACCCAGCGAGTATCCATGTAATCAGGCAGGATCATGTTGATTGCGTTAGACACGATTGTTTCACGCTCAACACCTAACTTGATTTCACGGTTAATCAATTCCTGTTCAAGGAAGTCGCTGTAGTCCTTACGGTCATCAATAACCGCATGCAACAGCTCTTCTGATTCGTTAGCGATGTTACTACGTTTAACCCAAGCAGAACGGTAACCGTAGCAGTATCCGCCAATAACAGCAGTAGCCAAGAGCCCTACACCTAGGTAGAACTTAACCTTAGATTTTTTCTTTTCAGAACGGCGTGGAGTTGGTTCTACAACTTCTTCATCAGACACAATTTCAGCATCAACTTCAGTTGCATCGAACAACTCTAATTGCTCAGGTTGCTTTTCAGCGTATTCGCCTTCTTTGTTTTTGTAGTCCTTGAAGTTCTTATACAAAGCGTATCCGATATATCCAAGGTTAACAAGACCGAATGCGATTAGACCTGATTTTACAATACCGTGTTTTTCCATAATTTATTTGCTCCTTTATATGTTTTATTAGATAAGATAGTCTGAAATGTCACTACCGTAATCTACACCAGTAGTAATATCCTTAACTGGAGAGAATTCGATTACTGGCACTGGGTAAGGATATCCATTTTCGTCTTTAACCATAACTACGTGTACGTCAAAGTCAAAGAAGTCATTGTCTGTCCAACCTAGTTCAGAACCGGCACGACGTTCATGTTTTTCCAATGGAATTTTCAATACATCATAGGCAGTTGTAAGGTTAAGGAATCCTTGACGACGGCGTTTTTCATCGAGTGCGTTGAACATTGTTGTGATGAACATTTGGTTATAGTTCAAATCGTCTTTAACAAATTCTTGTGATTTATTAAAGTAGGCGTATTCCATCCATTGCACATCGTTAGTGTTGATTACAGAAACAGTTTTAGGTTTCTTCTTGCCTTCTTCTTCAGGCCCTGCTAGGACTTCTTCACGTTCACCAATAAATTGAGCGTTTGGATCATCAGGATATTGCTCACGGATTTGGCGACGAAGTTTATGATTTGCTTGAGTAGCAGATGCAAGGGCAGAAGCAAGTAAGGCGTTACGTCCTGTCAGCACATGGTATGAGCGAAGGACAGCAGCAGTTGATAGAGTAGCCATAGTAATAGTAGGCGTCAATGCTTTAGAAACACGAACGATAGTTTCTCCAACTGGGACTGGCATGTCGTTTTCACGCATAGCTTCGATATCTTCAACAATAGTTGTGATCTTAGCTTTTGCACGATATGCGAGTACGGCAGTTGCTACGAACCCAGCAATACCCCCTACAGTCATGATAAGAGGTTCTTTTTTCTTATAGTTGTGTGCAAGTACAGCGACGTTTTCTTTGAATAGTTCATAACTCCATTTAGACATTGTTAAGTTCTCCTTTAATTAAATAAGATAGTTAGTGCCCATGCAATAATAACTAAAATAATGATGGGGATTAGGAAATAGGCTACGATATATGATAGTATGCCTAATAAGGCAAGCAATATAAGTAATAGAATAATAAAGATTAAACTACACATATTTACTCCTTCGTAGAGGCCTTTTCAGTTGCTTCGAGAGCTTTATCCAAAGCTTTCTTACCGTTTTCAACCATAAATGGTACGACACCAAATGCAACGATTTTAATTGTGTTCAAGATTACTTTTTTGTTCATGATTATAGCTCCTTTTATTAAATAACTTCAACTGGTGGTAATGCCAATAGATACTTACCACGAGTAGGTACAATACGAATATCGCCTAGCATTCTCCAACCATAAGCGTTGTCTGTATAGTTGGTGCTAGGTTGTCCTGCATAATCATAGTAGTCAGCAAGACGGGCATATCCATAAGTAGCAATATCCCTATTAAGGTTTTCTAGAACTGTCGCAGCATCATTCCATGTGAACAGTAGAATATCCTTAATTCGTGTAGGTGGGTTGATTGCCTGCGCCTGAGGGTTATTGTTATGGTATGCGCTAGAGTAGTTGGTGTATGTCTGATTACCAACACGGCTGTTGTATCGAGCAGGATTTGACCATCCGCCATTGTAACGACTACGATCTTCACCATACGCCGCCATGTTTACCCCGGTGTTAATTGTATTAACCAGGGTGTCTTTAATAGCAGGCATAATGACTTCTTTACCTAAATATGAACCAATAGCTCGAATACCGTTTGGTCCCAAGATACCGCGTACAAGTCGTGTCATAAGACCTGGTTTCCGTTCCTCAACAGTAGAACCTTTAACAACAGCCTTTTTAGGAACGCGTTCGTTTTCAGGTGCTTCGACTGTAACCTTTTCTTCTACTTCAACCTTCGCTACGTTGGTAGAACGGATTTCGTTATAGTCCGTTTGTGTCATATGAATTCTCCTTTTCAAAAAAAAAAAATAGAAAGTGTTTTCTTGTATACTGCCGGAATCAAACCGACGCCTCGTTATTAAAGTGTGCTCTCATCATACACCAAGTAATACAAGTTATTCCCTTTCTATATAGTAGGTGGTAAAAATTTTAAAGTTGATAGCCAGATAGTGTGATACGGAGTTTACCTTCTTCCATATCCGATGGGTCTGTGAACTGATCTTTTACTTTAAACGGCATACCTTCAATCGAGGCGTTGTGTAAAGTGGATCCAAGATTAAGTAATAGGTCAGTTGCTCGAGGGCCATCAAGTGGTTCAATTCGGACAATAACGTCGACGCGATCTGAGTACCGATGTGGTAGTCGCTCCAACGTATATGGATATTTATCTAAATACGTCTTTTTCATACCTTCTCCTTTTCGAAAAAAAAAGAAAGCTGGGTAAAAATACCCAACTATTCTTCTTCAGAAACTTCTTCTTCTTTAGTTTCGACTTCTTCATGTTCCATAGGTTGTTCAATAACATCATTCTTGATTTCGGTTACTTCGAATTCCGCAGGCATTCCTGCGTCGTATACCTTCTTACCGAGAATGATTACTCCTAGACCAGCACCAATAGATGCCGCTACAGCCCATGGGTGTTGTTTAATCCAATTCCAGGTTGCTTTAACCTTACCTTGTTTGACAACTTCCACTGGTTGTGTTGGCTCTACTGGTACTACATCTGTAGTAACATTTTCAGTAGCGGTATCGACAACAGTTTCCACTGCGTCTTCGATAACTTCTTCATTTACGATTTTTGAAACTTTATTTGACATGTTAATGTCCTCCTTTAAATTATTTTTCGTTTCTAATAAGTGGCTTGTAAATTTTTTATTTAAAATCGAATGTAAATACCCAACTTCTAACTTTATAGTTATAGTAGTACTTTGGACGAATTAATTTATTCGCAATCCGTGGATCTTTTAGGTATAGATCAAATAAGTAATCCCCAATACTTTCCATAACATCTAAATCATCTTCGATATGGTCAGCAGTGCTAATTGGAGAAATATGTAATCTTATACCATGGTTTGATCTAGTATGATGCGTAATCCTTGTTCTGTATAAGGCATTGACAAGGATCTCGTTGTTAGGGAATAATAGTATTTCATTACGCATTAATAACGTCCTTTCTCAACATAAATAATGTCGCCTTTAATCATTGGGCCAAAAACACCACCCTTACCTTCAAGCTCGACAATTCGAACATAGAGAATATCACCAATATGAATGTTTGGTAAGTTATGTACGTCCCACATGTTGAATTGGCCATAGACTTCTCCAGGGGAGCCTTTGACTTTGACTTTACCTAAGAAACCATACTTCAGAGTTTCTTTATCATAACTCTCAAGCGAACTCTCTGTGATTTCCAAGCGAGCGATCTTACCTTTCCAATCCGCATCAGTATCGAGTTGATTGACATCGGCAACGGTTACAATATCTGCTTTTGGAGGACGTGGTGTAAAATGGTACACGCAAAATCCAATACCTAAAAATACTAAAACTGCAATAACTGTAAAAATAGTAGGTTTCTTTTTCATGACTATACTCCTTATAATAGTTCATTAACTATCTTTTCCGCATTACTAATGCATTCTTCAATGTAGTATTTGAAATCTGACGCTAGGCTATAGAACGATTTACCGCAATACCATTCACCATGTTCTTCGGTACACCATTCTGCCCATTCATCCGCATCGTTGAATTTTATATCCGTATAACATGTGAGAATAACAGCATCGGCTACAAAATGACGAATAAACTCTTCATCTGTCATATTGCGATAGCGTTCCTCACGTTGTTCTTGTCTTTCTTTTGGTGTCATTTATACCCCCTCATTCCATGTAGAATACGAACGATGTTATAATATGATTCTTTGAAATAAGACCATTTATAAGCTATAATATCTGACATTTGATCTAAATATGATTCAGGAAGATCTTCCTTAATGAGATCAATACAGTTTTCAAAGTCTACATCTGTAGGTGACAAATCATACTCAACAATCTTACTCCGCATTCGGGAGATTATCTTATTCAATGTTTCCTGCGAAGTCGATGTTACAACCTTCATCTTAAAGTAACCAAAATAGATCTGTCTGAGGTCATCTTTATGGTAAAATACAATGTCTGATGTTAAGGTGCAGTTTATAGTCATCATGGTTGTTGTGAAGATGATTAGAAACATCTCAAAATCAACTTCAGTGGCCTCAAGATGGTTTTCTGACAATATCCCATAGATATAGTTGAAGAATAACTGCCTGAATGATCTATCGAAATAAGGCTCGTAGTAAATGTACTCCGCTACTTTAGGTTCCATACAAATATCCTTTCAAAAAAAAAAGAGAGAGTGGTATACACTCCCTACTTTAATAAATCTTCTTAACGAATGACTTAGCACTAGAAGTGAAGATACCGTCCTCTGCCTCATAGTCCCGAATGATTAAAATACCCAGAATACTTGCGGCGGCACCTCCAATTGTTGTGATTAGTGCGGCCTTAACTGCTGGCTCCAACTTCTTATCCTTAACCTTTAACTCACGGTCCTTAATGTCCATGAGTGATTTGGTAAGAATATCAATTTCACCAAGTGTTTGGTCGTACTCATCACTGCCAATTTCAGCACTAGCAAGTCTAGTGTTTAACTCATCGAGTTTAGCATTGATAGTTTCTTCAATCTTCTTGCTAGAAGACTTCTTAAAAATTTTATTAAACATAATGTTTACCTCTCTTTCTATATAGTGGAGTGTATTTATTTTAGAGATATATTACAAGATAGTAAGAACCAAAGAACGAACCACCAAAGTTTTGGATTTCGCATTCATATCCAAAGTCATCTCGTAATATTGTTAATAGCTTATTATCAAGCTTATCATATAGATTACTTGAGATCTTATCATCTTCATATACGGCATGGATAAGACGCATTCCTATCGACATTTTTCGTTCCTCAGATGGGAATCCCTGCATTCTATTGAATTTTTGTTGAATTGCATTTAGTACAGTTGTAAAGTCATAGGTACTTAATACAGATTTATTCCTAGCGATAATCTCCTCAACATTTAGATCTTTAGAGAGTAGTTTGCATTTAGATTTATCATATTGTTTCTTCATATTATTTGCTCCTTTTGAAAAAAAAGAAAAGCCTGGAAATTAATCCAGACTAATACTCTTTCTTAAGTTTAGTAAGTACAAATCTTGTTACTTCTAATCTGCGGTTTTGTTGTTCTGCGTCCTTATCCAGATACCCGTTCTTAATAAGCTTATCAATATAAGACTTCTCAAGGACAGCATATCCAGCTAGACAGTAGAAACCAATAAAACGTAGCAATCGTCTTAACATAATAGTTACCTCTCTTTCTATATAGTGAGGTGTAATTATTTTTTATGTAGTTGGATTACTACGCTATAACCAATAACAGTACCGTCTAAGAAGCTATCGTATTTAAACCTTGCCGAATATCCAAAGTCGTTAATTAACGTTGGGATAAGTACATCTTTAGAAGCAGCTTCAAAGTACTTGTAAGGGACTCCTTGCTCTTCATAGATCTTATTCAAATATGTTGATGACAGGCAAACGGTCAACGGTTCGGTAAGGGTCTCCATACTATACGGTTTAAAGGTATTTATCATGTTTTGGACCTTATTTAGGATACGCGTCACATCAACGCTAAGGTATCTTCTTTTATCTGAGTCACGTCGAATTTGTTCCCAGTTTTGTTCCATTGTCTTCAAGTGGCAATTTTCTTTGTCATACATAATAGTTACCCCCTATTTGTGTTTTGTTTCGTTTACCTTTTTAATGAGATCATACTTTTCCTTAACGTCCTTATACTGTTGATAGTAGTAGGTTGCGGCTTTATCTCTGATCTCCCAACGGCTCTTATACATGTCCTTTTCCTGCTGTAAAGGTTGATATTTCATATAAGCCATTGTATAGCCAAACCAAATAGAAATACCCACAAGCGCAGATACAAGGCATGAGATAATAAACCCAAAAATGAATTTGACAGCGTTCTCTCGTTTCATCTTATACTCCTTTTGAAAAAAAAAAGAAAGCTGAGTAAATTACCCAGCGTCCTTCTAGAATCTAATCCCTAGTGAGATTACAATATCAAAATCGTCATCTACGAATGGGACGACGATGTATCCGAATTTCTCGATAATAACCGTTTGGATCAAATCAATATTATTCTGTACGCTATATTTAGAAACTCCTAAAGCGTCTGCAATATCCGTAACTTTGATATTAACATACGATTCGGGGTCTTTCATATAACGATCAGTAATAAGATCATCGATCGCATCAGCTTTATTAGCGATAGCTTTCTTAACTTCATCGCGCATTTCCATACGCATTTGCATAATTTTATTCATTATAAAATCCTCCAAAATATTTATTCTATATAGTGGATTGTAATTATTTTAGAATAACCAATCTAGCAAGAATATAGCTAGTAGAGTTTCCCAGAACCCCATGTCACGATCATCTTTCTTAGCCATCTTATTTACCTCCTTAAGTAAAAAAAAAAGGAACTTGGTTGTTCCCTTTGAGTTAATCGGCCTTACCGAATAATTTCAAAAGAAATTCACCAAATCCTTTTATGATAGATACAATACCTCTATTAAGTACGAACAAAAATGCCAATGTGATAATAATAATTGCCATTTCAAATTTCCTCCAATATATAATTTATCTATTCTATATAGTAGAGTGTAAAAATTTGAAAAAAAAAAGAAGGAGGGCTGTACCTCCTGGCGATTAAGCGATTTTTACTTTACTCATCATTAGCAAGGTTGCTTCTTGTTGTTGCTCTTTTGGCAACTCAGAAAACAAGCGTGCTCCGATGACCTGTAATTCAGCTTTATCTTCAGGTGTCATCCCTAGTTCTTTTTCAGCTTTCAAGCCATAATACGTGATCATATGTCCAAATAACAAATTTGGATTCTTGATAAATTTACCCATCCAAGCATATTGCTTTTCTACCAAATATCGTGCCTTTCGTGTCATACGAGAACCAAAGTATTCCCGCATAGCATCCATAACACAATCTTTAGTGTACATAGCCATCTTGCATTGGAAGAGCAAATCTTCTTCATCAATCCAAGTATTTACATTTACATAATATTTCATGATATTACCCTCTCTTTCTATATAGTAGAAAGTAAATTTTTGAAAAAAAAAATGAGCGTTGTAAGTTTTACCCTATCAACGCCCTCATCAAGCTATGTACCAGGCTCATTGAATTTCTCACCGTACCATTCGCCGGTTATATCGCCCATAGCAATCCAACCGACAATACCGTTGTGGTTGATCTTAGCCCAATGCCAGTCACATTGTGTAACTGTCTCAAGGACTTTATACTTACGATTTATGTCACATACCCCTAAGGACTCACTTGTTCTAGTAGGTTCTTTTCGGATATGCAAGGCCACCTTAGGCATAAAATGAGTTGGTTTCCAATAAGCGTCTTCGTACTCAGCAATCTTACGATTTAACGCTTCTAGTCCTTCTCGCTTAACCCCAGTACCGTCATTCGGTCTTAATACACCAAATATCCGTATAAATACAGGAGCATTTGTAGTCCACACATAATGGACTAAGTCACGACCCCTAGATTCCTTATACACCTCTCGAAGTCGAGCTAAGATTTCCTCGTTTTCGATATAGATTATCTCGTTATCATCACCGTTATAGAAATACACCTTGCGAGGATCCCAACCATGCAAATAAGGTTGTCCTGGATCCCTACCCTCAATACGGAATGTAAAACACATACTCATGTTAGTACCTCAATGCAGGTTTTGTAGTTTCATCCCTTGTTGTAGGTCTAACAACCCCAAATATACGATGATATACTGGCGCAGATGTATTCCACTCGTAATGTTTTAAGCTTCGTCCATGAGTGTCTTGATAAATAGCTCGAAGATATTTTAGTTCTTCCATGTTGTGGATTGGCTGTACCTCATTAACCGCTCCATTGTAGTAATAGATGGTTCTTGAGTTCCACGCCGCCTCTCCACCAATCATAAATGTAAAGTCCATAGTTTCTCCTTCGCCTGATCCTCCTCCACCGCCACCAGTAGAACCTAGTCCGTCAGAATATGGAGGATATATAAATCCGATAATGTTTTCTGTTGGGTTACCCAAACTTCTTGTACGGTACCGAGCAGGACCCCCGCTCATTCCACCGTCAACGTTCTGTTCGACAGTCTGGAAGTTACCATTTCCATCAGGTTCACCAACTACAATACCGGTATGACCGTAGCCATGATATGATACACGCATACAGAATATAGCACCAGCGTGAGGTGGCTCATTACCGCCTGTCGTACGCCAGCCTAGACCCTGTCCAGCTTTTAACATATCAATACCATTACCCCACATAGCACGCCCAAAGAATTTCTGAGCGACCATGTTAGGGAGGTCGACACATTGCATGCCATAAGCACCATCTGCATCAACCCCGATACCACGGTCGGCAAGACTACGAACCCAAGTAAGTACCTCAGATCGAGTTGCCATCAACTTCTCCTTGTATTAACGTCCGTCGTCTTCAGCGGCTTGCGCTTCGTTATAACGTTTTGTAGAGATCATAAGTACAGAACCTGCGAAGGTCGCAAAGAGACCGATTGTCGCAGTGATCTTAGTTGCATCAAACCCATACAACACCCCAAGCCCAGCAATTAAAGTTACTAGGGCTGGTACTACGTTGAGTAAGATGAATTTAGCAGTATTATATTGTTCATTTGAAAGTTTCATTTATTGTTACCTCGTGATTCTGTGTAGCTACGGACAAGTACCTTGATCTCGTCCATATCCGTCTTTACTGATTTAAGACTCTCGTTCATGTAATCCATTCGTTCCACTAAAGCCCGAATAATCTTCTGTTCCTCTTCGTACTTATCTAATCTCAAAGTATGACTATCCATAAGTTTTTCATTATGTTTGTCTGATACCTCAAGCTCAGTCAGACGGTGTTCTAAATCAGCCGCCCGGTTCTTGGAGGAAATGTAGAAGCTACCAAGACTAATGATGATTGGAATAACGACAGTTATAAACCAATGCATTAATTCTCTTTCTTGCATATTCCCTCTCTATTCAATACGTGGCATAACCACACTAAGCACTCCTTGTTGGAGCATTTCAGCTAGCTTTTGACCTTTATAAGTATACCCTTCACCTGATTGCATTGTGAAATTGAACAGGGTAGGAGTGTCTTTAGGCCATTTAGTGTTCGTGTCATACGGATACGGCATTACAACAACATCACCATTGTTATATCGCTTACCATTAACTAATGGTTTCGCTACAGATGCGATTCGGCGATATGCAGGTAAGTTCATATTCCCTTGAATAGATACCGCAAATGCGACAAGGACATCCATTGCGTCATCCATAGAACCAAGTTTCTCATCGACTTTTTCAAATCGCTCATTCTCAGCCTTTTTAGGGAAGTTGATGTCATAATGTTTCTGCATAGCTAACTTGTACAACTCAGCGTTACTTAGGTCAATAGCCGCCTCCTCTAGGAATACGTTGACTACTGAGTTATTATCGTCAACAAGAATGACATGAGTTTGCTTGTTGTTAGTTGGATCATAGTCCAACGATTTAGATTTAAATTCTAGTTTAGACACTTAAATCTCCTTTCTTAATTATAGTTGTATGGTGGGTACCTTATTTATCGGGGAACGGGTCTGTTGTAATGTAGGTGATAGTCCCCGTATACACAGCGGTCTTAGTAATACCTGTAGTAATACGTATCGAGCCGTCTGGATGGAAATAATACATAGCATTGCCTAAGAAGTTAGCAGACTCGTTAAGAGCTAATATCATAGTAGCGACATTAGTTGGTCTGAAGCCTACAGGTATTGTCTCAGGACATACGAAGTTTTCGACCCGTTGCACGATAGTCTTGATTGTTCTAGGTATGTGGATAGTAACCAAATCGCCACTTCTAGTAATAGTCGCAGGGAGTTTATACGGTATATTATCAGTAAAGTCCTTGTGGATAAACTTAGGCTTTTCTACAACAGGGGCAGGAATATCTGCCTTACATACATAGGTTTGCTCCCAGTCAGTCCAGTTATTACCCCAGTCTCGCCAGCGCACCCAGGTATTCAAGCGGTCATCCATATACCTTTGGAATACTTCTTTGTAGTTAAGTGCAAACACCTCTAACATACCATGTTTTTGGGTATCAGGACCATTCTTCGCGCCTCCCTGTTTCCCGAACACCATGTAAAGACCAGTTTCTGTAATGGTATTAAGATCCTTTCTAGAAAAACGAACGTCTTGAATTCGTCCCTCTAGAGATGTAATAGGGTATTGCTGAATATTCTTATTAGCAACACGAATACCGTTTACGTTCAACTGACCTGAGGCATACACATCACCAGCAACGTCAAGAACACCACGTTCCCGTATCTTACCAATACCGACACCAGTCGGGTCCATAGACATTAAAACTGAACGAGTAGGCACCTCAACCCTGAACTCTGAGCTAGCAAACTTATCTTGTACAGTCCCTATGATAACATAAGAACTACCAGAAGCGAAATTGCCATCTAGGTTAGCGGCTGAGTTAGTGATCTGAGATATCGAATTAAATAAAACGTTTGCAGGTCCCGTATCTTGAGTAAATGTATTAGACCCAAACGGTGCTGTTTTAAATGTTATTCGCATTGTATTTCGCTGACTACCATTCATAGGTAAAGGAGCTACTTTAGCATTACGAATAACTTGGATCTGCTCACCGTTAGTTCCAACCCGCTTAGCCTCAAAACTAATCTGAGGTAAGAAGTAGTCAAGAAACTCTATATTAACCCGTTTGGGTTCACTAGTTCGACCTCGACTATCTGTAACAGTCGCCTCTACAACGGCATTACCAACCATTTCAATACTACCAATGATTCCGTCTTCATTATAAGTAGAGTTTGGTTTACCGACAATAGTTGCTGAGTAACTAGATATAGTTGATCCATACGCCCCAGTTCCTTTAGAGAAATCGACTTTCAGATTAGATAGAACCGAAACAAACTTATTATCGCCCAGCAAGTTGCTGACCGCAGTATTAGTATCTCGGACTGAAAATGACGGTAGGGTAGGCTTAACCGATTCAGGAACGGCTAGTGTTAAGTTTTTCTCATCCCTAGCAATCTCTTTACCATTTTGGTAAGTTATATACCTAACCTTACCGACACCTTTATCGGAATTAGGAACTTGATTACATAACTCCATAGGCGGTGTCCAGTTGTAAGTAGAAACGAATCGACTATCACCATTGATATTCTGTTTCCAATTACCAAACTCAGCTTCTACAGCGTGAGTGTATCTTGTATCATTACGATCGACCGAGAGAGTCACAGGGCTACCTATTGTACCAGATACGTCCTTACCTTTACTACCTTTGAAGATATCCTTCAGCTTGACAGTAAACTGCGCTTTTGCTGTACCATACCCACCCAGGTTAACCGGATATTCACAAGAAATAGTCGCAGTCTTGGTACCATCTGGATTATGCGGAATTAAGTAGTCCTTACCGAAGATATTACGTTTCTGATTTTTACCAATAATAGGGTCAATATCGTAATGCTCTTCAATACCGGCAACATTCAACCAAAGCCGTCTAGTACCGTTCCCTGAGAAGATCTGACCGCCCCCTGAGGAAATCAATCGTACTTGTACATTAAAAAGGGTTGCGTTTTGTTCGGGTTTCTGAACATTCCAATCAGACCATAATTCTAACTGAATATCCCCGGCCCAAGGACCGGAGAAGTTTACTACTACCATTTATTATGCACCTCCTACATATAATGTAATATTTCTATCTGGATTTGACGGGTCTTGCATTGTAACAAATCGACCGATACGAAGTGATTTGACGAACACCCCGTTATCAATTTGTAACACACCTTGAGAGATTGATGCAACCTCTTTACCCCCAGATATGAAAGAGATGCGATCGGTTGATACTAAAACTTTTGAGGAACCGTCTTTCTGACCTACAATGATCCCTTCTTCAGATTGAGACATGTAGGTGTTAACGAACTCGGTCACGATCTTAAGTTCACCAACTTTGTTCTGTAACTCAGCGATACGCTCACTAGCTCGAATAGCGGCTTGCTCAGCGTCCTTTCGACCAGCCTCTTCGATATCCATAAGGTTATGAACTTGGTTAATCCACTCGTCAACGACTTCCTGAGTAGCCTTTGCGTCTAGCTCAGCTTTGAGAAGAGCGTTGCGTTCAGAGAGTTGGTTAATCTGGTCTTGGGTTAGCAACTGGTCAGCTTTAGAGGCTATAGCGCTATCTACATCCTCTTGTGCTACAGTATAATCAGTAGCAGTGTTACCGATTTCAACTTTAATACCAGTGACCCAGGCAGTACCTGATGCAACACCTTCTAATAAGATTCTCAGGTCTGTTCTTAACTGGTCATATCTCGTATCCGAACCAAAGTTATAAACTTTTTCAAGTCTAATCCAGTCAGAGCTACCTGTGAACGAGAACATACCAGGCCATTCTGGTGAAGACACAGTACCAGACTTAGAGTTACGTCTATAAAGACCCCCTGATTTAAAGACATTAAAGTTAGACCAGGCGTATTTACCCCTCTGGACATTCTCATATTTCACCCAACAGCTCATTGTGACTGTTGTGTAGAGCCTACTTGAGAACTCAGGCGATATTTGAAGCATGAGATTGTTTTTATTATTTTCTGCCTCTAATCGGAAGCACTCAGTCTGACCGGTAATATGGTTCTCTGGTAGTTTCTCAATAGCAGCATAGCCCGTAGCTCTACTGTTAATCCAAAGATTACGACCGCCGATAACTAGATCCCCATTTAAGGATAC